ATTAAAAAGATGGCCGAGAATGATGCCAGCCGCGGCATGGTAGCACCTGAAGTCAAACGCAAGGCAGAAGCTGAGTACAAGGCCGGACAGGCTGCTAAATCAGCACCGGGCTATGTTGCTCCTCCAGTTCTGCGAGCCGGCGAAGGCGGTGCACTGACTGATAGAGACATTGCTGCCAACATGCTGTCACAGGCACAGGCCATGGAAGCCAATGCCAAGCAGATGATTGCCGAAGCAGCACGTATGAAAAAAGATGCCGAGCGCATGGATCCCACAGTGAGCAGACCCAGCAAAGCAAAGTTGGTAGTGGCTGAGACGGCAGCGCCGGTCAAACGCACACGTGGTCCTAACAAAGTTAAAACTACCGTAGCAGATGCAACACAATGATGACTTCCTCACAGCCTGGGAACACATTGTTGCTGACGTATCAAAAACTGATGTCCCACTTGAGTGTATTAAAAAAATAGTAATTAAATTTCATGGTGGGCGTCAGAAAACGTTTAATCTGTCCGCACTGCAAAAACAAGGAATGAGCATTAATGAAATTGAAACCATGCTGACTCGAACCTTGACTGAGCTAGACAATGAAATTCGTGACATAGATTTTGTTGTGGATGTGAGTGCTGTGGCCAACATGGTGCAACCAGAAACCAACAAAATTCTAAGCGGTCTGTAATCATGAATGTTAAACTTGTATCATACAGCCAGCCAACTGTAGAATTTGCCGGCATGGGTGTTGATGATGCACAGGAACTTGTTGCGTATTGTGCCCGTGTATCCAATCCGGCCAACCAACTCAACACCGAGACATCAGAGCGACTTATCCGATACTTGGTCAAGCACCAACACTGGTCGCCCCTTGAAATGGTGTCCGCCTGTATCGAAATCACCACTACCCGTGACATCGCCCGACAGATTCTACGTCACAGAAGTTTTAGCTTTCAAGAGTTCTCCCAGCGATATGCTGATCCTACAGCTGAACTCGATGAAGCGTTTGTGTTACGTGAGGCACGATTTCAAGACACCCGGAATCGACAGAACAGCGTAGACTTTGACATGACGGATGAGTCGCAACGGCTCTTGGCCTATGAATGGGAACGTGCTCAAAAGCGTGTGTTGTATGCTGTCAAGAAAGAGTACAAGTGGGCCATTGACAATGGCGTTGCCAAAGAACAAGCTAGAGCTGTGTTGCCCGAAGGTCTTACTGTAAGCCGCATGTACATGAATGGTACCCTGCGTTCATGGATTCACTACATGGAATTACGTGCTGCCAATGGTACACAACGAGAACACCAAGACATTGCTTGTGCCTGTGCTCAAGCCATTGCAGCAATTTTTCCAATGACCAAGTCATTTAATGAACTGAAATGATTACCATCTATCTTGGTGATGTGTCTGATTATCTAAGACAACAAGCCATTAAATCTGATCCGGCTGCGCAGTTAATCACAGTAGAAAATTACAAAAATCTAAACACTGGCACATACTTTACCAGTTTGGGAGAGTTGAGCAGTTTAACAATGCTAGGCGAAGTGCTACAGCAGGCCGACTGCATTGTGTACTCGCCGCCACCAGGTGAGTGGAGTGACTGTTTTTTTGGCAAGAGTCATATGCAAACCTGGACTGAAGATTATTTAGATATATTTAAATTCAGATGCAAGATACAGAATTACAACACCAAAGCGCCTGAATTTGATCAGATATTAACACTTGCCGACACAAGAAAAACAGACAGTTCGCAATTGTGGATCGCTGGATGTAGTATAACTCACGGAGAAGGTGTAAGCGACAACATGCGATATGGACAATTATTGGCAGAACGATTAGATACTGACGTAAGTTTTTTAACACGTCGAGGTTCATCCATTGCTTGGGCAGCCGATCAAATTCTTAGATCAGACATCAGACCCAATGATACTGTGGTCTGGGGGTTGACAGCTCATGCAAGACTTATGAGATTCGAAATGAACAAATTCAAGGGTTTTGTGTTGGGCTCCAAAGAACACACACAATCAACAATGGATTATTGTACTAGTGATCAAGCTCTATATCACTCTGTTATTGCTGTACACCAGGTAATTAACTTTTGCGCAAAAATACATGCAAAATTAATATTGGCCAGTGTGTTTGACCGATCGGTTGTTGACTATATTCAAGACTTTCCTAATTTAGTAATGTTAAACGGACTCTGGGGCAGAGACATTGGCCATATGTTTATGGATCTGGGTTCAGACTCAATACATCCCGGAATCAAAACACATGAATTTTATGCTGATCAAATCTATCAAAAAATACAAACGTCGGTTGCACCAACATAAAAATTGTGCTACAATGTGTTATGGCAATAACGCATAACCATTGGACTGAATACGCACACTGGAAAGCTGCCGAAGTAAAAATCATCGACAACCGAGCAGTACGGTTTCGTGATGTCTGTGTACACGAAATGCATGTGGGTGATGTGGATGATCCTGACATATATGTGGCACAACACATATGGGAATGGCAACAGACCGAAGCAGGGGAGTTTGTCATGACTCATGCTGTGGATAAACCTTACTGGATTCGTGCAACCGATCATCTCACATACGGACATGTATATCGTATTGTGGCCAGGCTCGCTGAACCAGACGAACTCTTCTGGACATTAAAATGGGGTAGTATATGAGAATATTAGTAACAGGCGGCCTTGGGTTGATCGGACACAATGTAGTGTCACGACTGCAGGCGCAAGGACATCGAGTAATTGTATTAGATTCCAAAACAACCTACGGCATTGTGCCGCAGAGTGAAATTGACTACTTGATGCTGGAACGTAGGATAAAAATTGCCCCAGATACCAATGTGTATGCGCACGACATCTGTGATGCAGACGCAGTAGAACATGTGTTTGATGTAGAGCGTCCTGACGCGGTGATACACATGGCCAGCTTTCCTAGGCAGAAAGTTGTCAACGCTAACCCGGCCTGGGGTAGCCGTGTAATGATGGAAGGATTGATCAACCTTTGTGAGAGTGCCAAAAGGCATGGTATTAGACGCATGGTCTACATCAGCAGCAGTATGGTGTATGGTGACTTTGCGGATCAAGTCACAGAAGATCACCCGTGCAGACCCATCGGGCAGTACGGCATTATGAAGTTAACAGGAGAAGATATTGTCAAGGATTACCGTCGCCGCGGCGCTTTTGATTATGTTGTTGTTAGGCCCAGTGCTGTCTACGGTCCCTTGGACGTGGAGGACCGAGTGGTTGCAAAGTTTATGCTTGCCGCAATGCGAGGCGGCGTTCTTACAGTTAATGGGCCAGGGGAAACGCTAGACTTTACCTATGTGGATGATGCAGCCGACGGTGTCGTGGCCGCTGCCACTAAGGACACAGCCGCAAACAATACCTACAACATCACCCGTAGTCAGTCGGTGACACTGTTGGCCGCAGCCGAAATGATTGTGAACTGTGCGGGACAGGGCAAGATCTCAGTACAGGATCGAGACTTAAACTTTCCCAGTCGCGGTGCACTGAACATCGATCGTGCAAGAACTGTGCTGGGCTACAATCCCACAATAAACGTTGAACAAGGATTTCAAAAATATTATGAGTGGATTAGCAATTCCGTTTACTGGTCTAAAAACTCAGTATAACCGTCTCCGCAAGGAGATACTGGACGCCACTGACCAAGTGCTACGGTCAGGTCAACTCATGAACGGACAATATACACAGTCATTTGAGTTTTGGCTGGCCCGCAAGAACGGTGTCAAGCATGCTGTGACCTGCCACTCGGGTACCCATGCTCTAGAGATACTTGCCAGTTACTGGATGCAATTTGAAAACATAAATCCGCCTACGGTTGTGTTACCGGCTATGAGCTATGTTGCCACTGCCAATGCATTTATTCGTGCCGGATGGGACGTTTACTTTGCTGATGTAGATGCCTACGGTGTGATTGATCCCGACACTATTCCGCATACACTGAGTTATCAGGCCATTGTGTTGGTGGGATTGTATGGTACTGCCATGACACACTATATTCGTGTAACGCATTGGCAAAAATGGATTAGTGAAAATACCATTGTGATAGAAGATGCTGCCCAACATTGGTTGGCAGCCGATTGCAAACGTATTGGCAACGGCAGTGCCATCAGCTTTGATCCCATGAAGAACTTGGCCTGCTACGGCAACGGCGGTGCTGTGGTCACTGACTCAGACGATCTTGCTGACTTTGCAAAAGATTTTAGAGACAACGGTAAACACACTGGTCACAGATCCGCAGGATCTAATTCACGCATGAGCGAACTAGACTGTGCTACCATGCTGATCAAGGCCGCACACCTGGATTCATGGCAATCACGGCGCAGAGACATTGCTGAGCAATATATACAAGCATTCAAAGATGCTGACCTGCGTTGCTTGATTGACGATTCAAACTTCCACAATCATGCGTTTCATAAATTTGTTGTTGAAGTGGACAACCGAGATCAAGTCAAGACTGCGTTGGCCGAAAAAGGTATCGAGACCAAAGTTCATTACGAATACGCATTACCAGAACTTTCTGTGTATCGACAGTATCCAGCACCAGACATGATGGGTGCATGCCATTCTCTTACTCGTCGTTGTTTGAGTCTGCCAATCTATCCTGAACTGACTGACTCCGAAGTCAAATACATCACTGATCAGGTGTTAGATTGCGTCGCATAAACGCATAGCTGGCCAACCAGGCCCACTCATAGCTTTTCCGAAGTTCCGTGTGGTTGCCGTTGACTTCTTCATAAAACTCCACAGCATCTTGTGCACCTTTTGAGCTCCAGTGTCCATTGGCAATGGTGCCAGAGTCTTCCTTTAACCAAACTTTTAGTCTATATTCATTTTCCACGTCGGGCAAACTTGCACGTAGTTTAAGTGCTTCACGGAAAGCAGTACGCCAGGCCATCCAAGGTGTTTCAGCATACATTGCTGTGCCACTGACAATAGGTACAACTTCGTGTGCTTGGTCTAGTGTAAAATCCAAACCAACGCCGGTGTTCTCCAATGCCAATTGCCGGTTGTAGGCAATCATGGCCTGGTGACCGTATACCAATCCATTTACAGGATTACCAGCATGGAAAATATAGTGCTTGGGCTGTTGCATACGATCAGGTTGCCAGGTCCAATCAAACATTTGATTCACTTCTAGCTTGGCAAACACAGCAAAAAACCAAGGTGTGGTGCTGGCTCTAGCAGCCGCATGATATGCTGCCACTCGTCCGTTTACACCTTCTATCACATGAACACGGTTTGTGTACCTTGACTCGTTGGCCAAATACATTGTCATCTGCAAATAATTGGACTTGGCATTGGGTTCACCATTGCTGATAAACACAATGTCCAACGGATTGTCTTTCAACCAGCGACGTGTTTTATCAATATAAGCATAGTCGTATAACTGTGTGCGTATATCGCCCACTGCTGTTCTCGGCACAACAACACTGGTTGCTCCATTGGTCAACGGCACAATTGTTTTGGTTTCTTTGCGCCACAACGGAACAGTGACCATATCGCCCGGTACATAATCAGTTGTGGTGAAAGTGGCCAATGGACCTGCCCAAGCAGTGGTTTTAACTGCATCCACATGACTGTCCTGACTGTGCCGAATCACTGGCATGGGCCTACGTGGTACTGAACGGCGCGGCACATAGTTTACACTGTACCATTCCAACAGGGCTTTCTTTTCTGCACGTTCAGCAAAGGTAGGCACATGCATGTAGAACGTATCGCCAAACTTTTCTTTGTCTGACGCAAACACATGCAACATGGTGCTTTGCCATGTTTCTGGATGCCATGTAAAGTCAAAGTTGGTATAGTCGCAGATACTACTACATACCCACACATGTTCGTATTCGCCTACTAGGCTCTTGGCCAAGCGTATCAGTGTATCTCTGTAGTTGTCAAAGTAACGCACCTTTCGAACCGTTCCGTCAATCTGCCCAGCTGCACCATCCAAGTGATCTATTTCAAATATGGGTGCTGCTTCCTTTTTGACTTCAGCTCGCATCATGTCCACGTACTTGAACTCTGTAGCCCCGGGCATGCGATACTGTGGCCCACCAGTCTTTTGGTGCTGTGTGGCAAACTGATAGATGTAAGGTGGTTCACCCGGGTCTGGCTGCCAGCTAAAGTCCATGTCAGTTAGGTCAACATGTTTTGGAATACTCCAGTTGGTCATGTCAACTAACAATTTGGCTATGGGTCCGGTCATGTACTTGTGTTCAGTGGCACCTGGCATGTGATATTCCACAGTGGACATTACTTCGGCAGAATGCCACTGATTACCAAACACATAGATGTAGGGCGGGCTTCCAGGTTCTGGTCTCCAGGTATAGTCCCATTCACAATCAACCAGTGTATGCCAATGATTATCATGATTGGGCAACAACTGTGCGGCAATATCCATGTACTTGCGTTCAGTGGCCTCCAGCATGTGGTATTCTACTGTGGGCATAACTTCTGCACTATAGTACTGATTGCCAAACACATAGTTGTACGGGGGTGAGCCAGGATCGGGTTCCCACGACCAATCAAAGTCTGCAGGATAGTGATGTATAAACCGTGTCGGATCGCCGCACCGACGAGCCCGCGGATGATCCATGTATTTGATTTCTTCAGCACCTGCTACACAGTATCTCAGTGCCGGACGTTGTTCCGGAGTGAGCCACTGATTACCAAACACATAGATGTAAGGAGGATCGGTGGGATCGGGTCTCCACGAATAATCAAACTCTGCAATATCGTCTAGCAATTCCCAAGCAGACATATCTTGCGCTAGTGTAGCAACAATATCATCTACATACTTGATTTCGGTTCCGCCAGCATTGTATACCACAGTGGGTTCTAGCACAGCTGAGTTCCACTGGTTGCCAAACACATATGTCATTGGCGGATCAAACGGATTTGGTTCCCACGAGTAATCAAATTTGCTCACTGCTAAATTATGGCCAAACAATTGGGGTTGCGGAAGTCTTGTTGTGCGACGATCCATGTACTTGACTTCTGTTGCACCTGGTACATGATACTTGACACTGGCTTTGAATTCGGGCGGATTCCATTGATTACCCCACACGTAGATGTAAGGAGGATCGTTGGGATTAGGTACCCATGTCCAATCCCAGGCAGCATCATCAATGTCTTCGCAGATCACCCAATCAGCCATGCAACCCCACAAACGTGCAACCAGTGAGTCAACAAACTTGTCTGACGTAGCACCAGGCATTTCGTACACAAGTGTGGGCATTTCTGTAGCTGGCCAATGCTGATTGCCAAAAACATAATTGTAAGCAAGTTCAGTGTTGTCAGGGTGCCATGAATAATCAAATTTAGCAACATCTTCCAACAACTTCCAGGCAGTTTTATCTGGCAGTCTACGATGTTGTATTTCTACATACTTGCGTTCAGTTGCACCCGGTACTACATAACAGGCACCTCCGTTAGGTTGCCACTGTGTAGCAAATTCATAAACGTATGGCTGTTCTGTATTGCTGGGATGCCAACTATAATCAACACTAGATACATCAACTGTGTCGGGTGTTATCCAATTGCTGTAGTTAGATAATTTACGATGCTGTATTTCTACATACTTGCGTTCAGTTGCGCCTGGCACTGTGTATACTGCACCTCCGTTAGGTTGCCACTGTGTAGCAAATTCATAAACGTATGGCGGATCTCCAGGATCTGGTGTCCACGAGTAATCTACACCGGTTGGGTCAATGTCGTCGGGAACTGACCAATTGGTTTTATTTCCCAACAGTGTAACAGGCTGGTCCATGTACTTGCGTTCAGTGGCGCCTGGCACATGGTATTCAACTGTGGGCATCTTTTCCGCAGGCCACCATTGATTACCCCACACGTAGATGTAAGGAGGATCTCCTGGATCTGGTTCCCAACTCCAATCAAACTCGCAAGGATACAAGCAAGTGAACTTACTGCTGTCGGGCAATCGCACTGTGCGAATAGTGTCCATGTATTTTTTTACAACAGCATCGGGTGCATGATATTCCACACTGGCACGAACTTCTGCCGGCCAATGCTGATTTCCAAACACATAGATCATTGGAGGATCAAACGGATTTGGATGCCAGTGGAACACAGGATCCGCGGGGTCTACACAATCATACACTTGCCAGTCCTGACGATTGGACTGTGTACGAGCAACAAATGTATCCATGTACTTGCGTTCTGTTGCACCAGGAATTCTATACTCCGGTCCGCCCGCACGATCCCAATCCCACTCTACAGGAAACTCATAGATGTAAGGGGGATCAACAGGGTTGGGCGCCCATCTGAGATTTATGCTGGCAGGATCAATCCATTCGGGGATATGCCAAAAATCAACATCGGGTAATCTATGCACTTGATGATCTGTGTGGTAATTTGTTTCACGATATCCATCTTTGGGTATAAGATAAACTCCAGCATCCAGTTGATATTGATCCAACCAGGCATGTCGCTGATCAGCTTGCCACGGCACCGGCTCCCAAAGAAAATCAAAGCCAGTGAAGTCTGATAAGTAATTTACAAACCAAAAGAAACGTGTACGACTCTGCTGTTGTGCTTGTTCAATGGTATCTACTGCCTGCTCATGCGCAAACAAATTGGGCTTTTTTCCAGAATAAAATACATCAAACATGATAAGAATAGACGAGATTTATAATAATACTTTTTGGCCATGGATAGAAAAAAATCTACCAGGTACGAGATTGTTTTTTTGTGATCCGCCAGGGCGAACTGATCCGGATGCTTTATTTAACATGGGCAGCGACAGCATTGTAGAAACTGACTATGTGTGGATGCACGATCAGGAACCGTGCTGGGTGGAAGAATATCAGCCATTGTTTGACGATGTTATCAGACGAAACCATGATATACGTACCAACCCGCCGGGCCATGTTGTTGTAAGTGAACACGGCGAGTATGTTGAGCGTCTGTGTGAAAAATATGGCTGGAAAAGTCATTATTATTTTTATCATGGCTGGGCCTGTCAGGATTGGTTTCGTGGTTACGACAAAACATTCTTAATTCCTCGTGCAAGAGATCGTGCACCTACACGGACGTTCATGAGTCCCAATCGCATTGTGGGCGGCAAGCGTGATCATCGTGTGTTGTTTTTGTATAATGTATTCAAACAGGGCCTGGAGCATAATCACATCAGTGTGCCACGCATCTGCCAATATGAAAATGTTGACATTGGTGTAATAGCTAACAAGTATTGTAACACATATCCAGATATTTCGCAAGTGTTTGAACAGGCCACTTTGCCAAGATTGTTTGTGGGCGAAGAATCACAACAAATGACCAGTTGCTGGTTAGGTAACTATACCGAAGCACAAGACAGCTTGGTATATGTGCCCACCGAAACACTATACTTTGGTCGCAGAACACACATAACAGAAAAAACATTCAAAGCCATTGCATTAGAAATGCCATTTGCATTGGTGGCGCCGGCACACAGTTTAGAGTATCTGCGCAGTTACGGATTCCAAACATTCAGTTCAGTGTTTGATGAAAGCTATGACACCGAAACCGACGACACGGTGCGTGTGGAAAAGGTCACTAGGTTATTAAAAGACCTAGACTGCTTGTCACCTAAAGAACGCCAAGAAATACATCGTGCTTGTTTACCTATTGTGGAACACAATTATAATCATTTTTACAAAGGTGGTTTGACAGATGTGCTCTGGCCCGAACTTATAGGTATGTTGGATGGCCTACGCAAATAATTTTGTTGCTGATCGTGTGGTACGCGGCAAGGCATATCCGGCCCTGGCACGTTGGTCAGCAAATCCCTACACTGCTGAATGGCGACAGTTTGTACAGCATTGGCCCAATACTGTGCCTGCAGAACTGTACGAGCATTTTAACACACACGGAATAGCATACAAATTATCAGACTTGAACAGTGCGGCCGCTGGCGCATACTACACAGTTGGTATAGGATTTTTTAACTTTGATGTTGATTACTTTGCCTTGATGAGCGAAACAGTACGACGACAACTACGTCGAGAAGAACTCACTGTAGTATTCTACTATCACGAAGGCGACAATCCATTCAGAATCAAGGACCGATTGGATGAGCTGTGCCAGAATCATTTGCTGCCGCCCCGCTGCTATCGGTTTGTTAGTGGCAATACAGCAGCTGATGCTATTCCTGGCTTTGCATATTTTCCAGACCATGAACTGCTGTATTGGCATCGCAATCGAGAAATTGCGCCAATACCGATACACTCTAAACAGCGATTGCGTGACTTTACAGTACTAAGCAGAACACACAAATGGTGGCGAGCCACTGTAATGACTGACCTGCATTGCACAGGACTGTTAGAAAACAGTTACTGGAGTTATGGCACAGATATTGTTGCCGGCGAAGCCGAAACTGACAATCCTATCGAAGTGGATACACTGAATATTCGAGCAGATATCAAACAGTTCCTGGCCAATGGTCCTTACACTTGTGATGCAAAAACTGCATCGCAACACAACGATCATCATGTGATTGAATCAGACCACCATGCAGAAAGTTATTGCAACATAGTGTTGGAAACTCACTTTGATGCCGACGGATCTGGTGGCGCATTCCTGACAGAAAAAACATTCAAAGCAATCAAACACGGGCAACCATTTGTGATCGTGGGCTGTACAGGGTCTTTAGCCGCATTGAGAAAGCTGGGCTATCGCACATTTGATCATGCCATAGACAACAGTTACGATACTATACAAAACAATACAGAACGTTGGATTGCTGTTCGTCGAGCTATTGCACAATTAAAGTCGCAAGACCTGCTAGCCTGGTTTGAAAGTTGCCGCAGTGACACAGAACACAACCAACAGTTATTTTGCAGCACAAAAGCTGACAGATTAAATACTCTACTAGAAAGAATACACAATGATTAATTCCTACACCAGTTGGCAGCCGTTAGAAGAAGTTATCGTGGGTCGTGCATACAGCCCAGACTACTTTGATTTTATCGAAGATCCACAGGTTCGCAACCAGTTGCAACAGATCCTGTACGAAACCCAAGAAGACCTAAACAACTTACAAAAGACCATCGAGACCTATGGTGCTCGTGTGCGTCGACCCAACTTGCCGCCCAAGGATCAATTTGTTTGGTGGCAAACAGAAAACGGTGGTGCACCGCTGCCGCCCTTGACACCGCGTGACTGGCAAATCAGTCTTGGCCAAAAGCTGTTACGTGTGTTGCCCATGGAAGAACTGGATGAAATTTGCGAAGAATATAAAGACCAAGTTGTTAGTCCACACAACGGGCGTTGGGACGCTGACTGTATCCTAAACCAAGCGTCAGCCAGTTGCATTGTGCGTGTGGGACGTGATGTATTCTTTGACAACAGTGATTATCTAAAGCCTGAGCAAACTCGTTGGATTGTGGACAACTGTTTAGGTCCAGAGTATCGCATTCACGAAGCTGTCACAGACGGCCACGGTGATGCTGTGTTTGCCATTCTCAAGCCGGGCGTTATCTTGTCAAGCAAACACGATGTCAACTTAGACCTGGCCAAAGACTTTCCCGGATGGGAAGTGTTAAAGATCTGGGACTCCAGTATCTGGGCTGCCATGGAAGTGGGCAAGTTCAAATACGAACAAAGCCCGGGCGCATGGTATGTGCAAGGGCAAACACCCACACAGGAGTTTACCAAGTTTGTAGACACCTACTTGAACAAGTGGACTGGCTTTGTGGCCGAAACTGTGTTTGATGTCAACTGCTTGGTGTTAGACGAAGAAAACGTTATCTTCAGTGCTTACAACAGAGATGTGTTTGACTTCTGTAAGAAACATCGTATCAATCCCATCATTAGTGAACTGCGTCATAGCTATTTCTGGGACGGCGGCATCAGTTGCTGTACGCAAGACCTGCGACGTCGCGGTGGTCTAGAAACATATCTATAATACACTAGGACATATACAATGAGAATCTTAGTCAACGGCGATAGTAACATGTGCGGCGAAGAATTAGAAGACCGCAGCCTAGGTATATCATCACAGGTGGCAAAAATATTAGGTGCTGAGACTAATAATCTCAGTGTTAGCGGTAGCAGCAATGACCGTATATACGACAGCACTATGAACTATATTCTTACTCAACCCAAACCTGATTTAGTACTGATTGGCTGGAGCGAGATGTGTCGTGTACAATGGTTTTTAGATGATGTACACTCATTCGGTGAGTTTGTAGAAATAAACAACTTGGGTGTTGGTCGTAGAGAATATCCTGCTAAATATACCAGACGACTGGAACGCTGGCACGAAGTGAGTAATAATTTGGAATTTCGCACACATTTAAGTTACTACTGGCATGAGCGCATTTTTAACCTACACAAGTTTTTACAAAGTCGTTACATCAAACATTTATTTTTCCACTCGTTCCACGATTTTAAAATTTATGATGTCAACGATCAACTTGACTGGGATGGTCGTTTCATGGATCCCTACTGTGCTGACAATACTTACACACATTGGTGTGCCAACCAAGGATACCAAGAAATAACACCGGGTTGGTATCACTACGAGCCTGCCGGACAACGTGCCTGGGCAGAGCGAGTTGTTGAGCATATTAAAAATTACAAAATTATATGATTTATTCCATCGATCAAGTACAACATTTACATTTGGAATTAAGCAGTTTGTGCAATGCTGCCTGTCCACTATGCCCTAGAAATTTTTCCAGTTATCCACACAATTTTGGGTATGACGAACACAATATGACACTACAGGAAGCACAGAAGATATTTCCAGTGGAGTTTGTTCAGCAACTAAAGCAGATGGTTATCAATGGAAACTTTGGTGATGCTGTTATGAATACAGAAACTGTTGAGATTGTCAATTACTTTAAACAACACAATCCCACGTTGCATATAAATCTCAGTACCAATGGCGGTGCAAGAGATGCTAAATTTTGGCGCGGGTTAGCTGAAGCAGGAATTGAAGTGACCTTCTGTATAGATGGCATTGATGATTATACTCATGCACTGTACCGCCGAAACACATTGTATTCTACCATCATGCGTAATTCTGCTACATTCATAGCAGCTGGCGGCCGAGCAGTGTGGAAAATGATCAATTTTGAACACAACCGCCATCAACAAGAACCGGCACGTGCGTTGAGCATCCAACGAGGATTTGCTGCTTTTATAATAGTGGATGACGGCAGAGACAACGGGCCAGTCTACAACAACAACGGTGATCTAGTTTACATCATTGGAGAATCAAAGATAAACTTCACTCCCGAAAAACATGTACAATCTCCACTGTACCACAGCGATTCTCCACAACATCGAGAAAATCGTATGAAATGGGTTAATAAATCTGAAATTAAAAATATCAAGTGCGAAGTTGCAGGCTCGCGCAGTATCTATGTCAGCAGCACCGGTGATGTTTTTCCATGCTGCTATACCGGTTTGAATCCGGCTCGATACAGAAATAACACAGACATAGGCTACAGCATGGAACAAATCAATCACATCATGACTCGGAATAATGCACTGGAATACGATCTTGCCACATGCATTGAATGGTTTGATCAGATTGAGGCCAGTTGGGGTATCGATTCCTTTGAAAACGGAAGACTGCTAACTTGCAACAATGCTTGCGGCAACAACAGTGACAAAAATTTTAAGTTTCACGTCAAAGAAGTGGTCGTGTACAACGACAATGCTACCTAGTACCAAATCCAGGATTGGGCCAGTTAAAAGCATTTTTATTTGGTAGATCAAAGTTGGTCAAGTCAATGGACCTGATACCAGGCTGATAGTCCTGTGCTGTTGCAATCACAATGTTGGCCAGTGCTGCATTATTGTGTGGATTGAAATGATTGACTCGCTGATCATCGGTCATGAAATTTTTAACAATTTCTGCATCAGTTCCTGTTGCTTCTCCCAGACTTATGTGTACCAAGGGTGTTGTGTACACAACACCGGGCAATATAGCAGTGGTGTTATCTACGGTAAATGGGTAGTTGTTAAAATGCACCTGCTTGACATGGCCGAATGTCCTGGCAATTTCATAAAACCATTGTTCATGTGCCCAAGTTTGAAAAGGGTTGTCGATCAGATCCAATGTCCATCTTTGCAATAATTGCGCTAGTTCTATTTTATACTTGTATCGTTGATCTTCTTTGTGTGGTCGATAATTGACTGCAAGCATTTCGTTGCCAACATCGCCATTTCCTGTGTTGAGTCTATTGTCATCGGTGTGACAAAATACCATGAGATCCACAGTGTTGATCCATTCTGGATCGTATTCCATGTGATCAAACAGTTGTCGGCGACTGTAGTACCAGCTGCGACCCGCAAAGCCAAACGAATATAGATTCAATCCAAGTTTGGTTGCAGACCGATCAAGCCAGCTGACATGAGTTTTATTATCATCTTTTTGCTGTGCGTTACGATGTGGTATTACACTGGGACCGGCCCATGAACTGCAATAACTATCGCCCACAAATACTATATTTTTTTCAAATGGCATTATACCACCCCGCTAAATTAGGAAATGCTGTTGCAAAATCTTTTCCGCGACGTTGATCGTACTGCGTGAAAAAACTTTTAAAATCTTTTTGCAATGCCAACACATTGGCATCTTCCACACTGCCAGCAAATGTATCGGCTGTGTGTGTTATCTGCTGTTCTTGGTGTGGCGCTGTTACCTCTAATAGATATTTGGAATATCTTTCAATGTGATCTATTTCAATAGGTGCAAACAACTTTTTAATATCTGGACCTTTTAAAAATTCTGTAATTTCATATGCGTATTGTTTACGCATTTCAACCGGCAGCACTACTATACTTTGAAATGTAGGGAAACGCACAGGATTAACACTCAACATCAGTCCTTGGCTGCGGTTGCTGTTGCTTGGTGCAGAGCGTTTACGGTCTGCCAACCAGTACAAGAAATCTGTAAATCCGTCAGCGGCAGCAGCACTGAGTGTTCCGCAAATACCAGTGTTGGCAATTACCCCAGAATGTAATACCATATCTAAATTGTTGTTCCATAACTCCCAGTCTAGTCCATCTCGCACATATTCCATTTTGCTACCGGTAGTTTCAGCACTGGTGTATACCCACACAGGAACATCAATACGACTACATGCATCCAAGAAACGTTTCAGTGTATCTTGATCGTAGGCCAAGTTAGTGGTCATTTCTATACGGCAATCAGTTTTGGAAGTGTTGTTTGCCAACCAATCCAACAATTTCCAAGTGTGACCCGACATCATTGGCTCGCCGCCACTGATACGAATCTGTTTGATGGTTTTGTGTAAACTGCTATCCCACCACTTGAAAAATGCGTCAGCATAGGGATTGTTATCACCAAATGTGTAGCCAATCATTTCGTCGCCGGTGGTCATGTAATGCTTGCGGTGGTCCGTGGGCAGGTTCTCATAAGGACCATTTTTGCGTATGTCTTTGGCCCAGGTAGTACTGATGGTAGGAGCACAATAGCTACAGCCCAGATTGCAAGTGCGATCAAAACATATTTCCAAGTAGGTTAAATCGTAATCATCATCTGCACTGGCAGTGAACGCAGTGTTCAACTGTTCTGGGCTCATTTGTCCGCCCCAGGTGGTCCATACGCGATCACTGAGTCCATCGGGTTCTACTTCTTCCATTACCCAACAGAACTGGCAGTTTTTAGGTTTCAGTCCCTGTTGCATCTGCAGTCGCTCTTGTTTTTTAATGGGCGTGTTATGCAAGGCCATAGGATTGGTTTTGATTGCTTCCAGGTCTATAGCATGCGGCGGGTTATGGTGACAACTGGTGGTCCATCCTTGGCTAAGCCACAGGCTACTGTTGTACCATTTAGATCCGCAAAAACTTGGACTCTTGGAATCCAAGTTTTCAATCTTCCATTGTTTCATATCGATACTCATTAGCTGCACACTTTCACTTTATATAATTGTTCAAAACGATCTGCGTCTGCACGATCATTGACCATGGGCTCGCCACGTATGTTTAGACTGGTATTCAGCAACATGGGACATCCTGTTTCAGCATACCAGGCTTCTAATAGCTGTCTAATTCCTGACCCATCTGATGGCACAGTCTGTACACGACTAGTACCGTCATGATGAACAATAGCAGGAAATAGGTCAGGATGCCTACAACGAGCGATGACTTGCATATACCTACTGTTATTGAAGCCATGAGGCATATCAAAATACTGATCAACATGCTCTTCGAGAATAACTGGCGCAAAGGGTCTAAACTGTTGTCTTCGTTTGATTTCATTTACTTGATCCTTTATTTCTCGGCCTCTGGGGTCTGCGAGCAGACTTCTGTTGCCCAGGGCTCTGGGACCAAACTCAGCACGACCACTGGCCACACCCACAATTCGATCACGTAGCAAACAACCCACAATATCATCGACAGGATAAGCACCAGGAATATCTGTGCCCAGATAGGCGTTGTTCCAATGTATCTGTTTGCCATACGCAAGCGCCGCTGCGCCCAGGCTACTGCCAGCATCACCAGGACAAGGCATAATCCAAATGTTATCAAAGTACTTTCCTAAATTACGGTTGGCACTACAGTTGAGAGCAACTCCGCCCATGTACACCAAGTTGTTGCTCCATTTAAAGTCTCTTGCTCTACGCATTACTGAATAGATCAAACGCTCTGCCATGGCCTGTGCTCCGGCTGCAATGTCAAATTCTTCTAGATCCTGTAGGTATTTGGGATCTATTCCGGCATGTAGATTTTCACTAAATTCAATTTTGTCAGTGTCTTTTACTAGAGCATGCATGCTGACAGCGTTTGTGGCATTGCCATACGCAGCCATACCCATCAAGATGTATTCTTCATCCAGTGGCCGCAGTCCCACACTGGCTGTGGCTGCTGAATAAAACAAACCAATTGAGTGTGGATAACGTTGTTGCCACAGTCGTTTATACACAGCACGGCCGTTGACATATTCTGCGCCCCAGATGCTTATGGTATCTAATTCGCCAATGGCATCAATTACAACCACTGTGGCCCGTTGATAGGGGCTGGTCTGGAATCCGGCTGCGGCGTGACTATGATGATGGGACATATATTTTCTAGGGCATCGTAGTAACTGCTGCCGATGAACAGTATCAGATAGATGTTTATGCAGATACTGATCCAAAGTAAAATTGCCAAAGTCCAAAGCTTCTTCATATTGACCCGAATATAGTTGTTGTAGTTTTTTAATCCAAGGGCGTTCATAGTAGGCCACCATGTCAGGAGCACCATTGGCCAAGGCCTCGGCAACAATGTCATCATTGAGATGCGCATCGTTTTTGTTTTTACTGTAGCGTTCTGCATGTCCAGCAAACGCAATGCTGCCGTCATTCTGAATCACAGTGACCGCAGCGTCGTGAAAGCCCGCAGAGATACCTAGATATTTTTTCAATTTCATTTGTAAATAAACGGATCGCGTTTGCGCAGTTCTTTTAATTTTTTACGGTAGCGTATTTCCAAACGAATTCGATTGAATAAATTTTTAATCCAGTTCATGTCATGTTCCTCGTATTATTTTAATCTGCTGATCAGCATAGTCCGTATCTGACCAATTGTATGTGTATGTAGCATTGGCGTGACTGGTTTGTATTTTAAATACATCTAAGTGTGATCCTAGCTGTGCCCATATGTCTTTGTAGTCAGTTGTTCCAAAACTACGCATCAAATCTACCTGGGCCACTTGTGGATGCCCAATGGTAAGACTTTTATCATCAGGGTCAAACCCATTGTTGATCAACCAAGTTTTAAACTCCCCTAGAATTCTTTGTTGCCAAGGTGCATTACCGGGATTATTGCCCCATTCAATGTCAAAATCTCCAGCAGCTTCGGTTTGCGAATTTAATGTTGTAGTAGTTAATTCTCCTACACGGCTGTCTCGACCTTCGTCCCAAAAAACTTCCCAATGGTGTTTTCCCACTGCTTTATTTACTCCAACGAATACGCCGCCCAGTGGTCTATTGATTGTGTCAATGCCAAACAATTCATAATCTTCTGCGTCTAATTGAAATCGTGGCGCATGCAACCAGCACATGAGCTGACTAGGACGCTGCCATTCTGGTGCAGTTATTACTTTGCGCATACTGAGCACTAGACTTTCATACTCGTGACACAGCAAATTCAATTGTCGTATGTGCCAACGAGTACCTGCATCTGCTTGAGTATAAAATGGACTCATTGCGCCCGATACTCCTTGTAAATCTTCAAAGTAACGATGCAGGTGATTTAACTTATCATGCACCAATTTTAATTCTGGTGTGGTAGTGTTGGCCACTGAAAAGTGATCATCAATTTGATAACCAATGTTTGCAGAGTTGATAGCAGCAATGCTGCGATTCATCTGGTCAGTCAAGTATTCTGCGTTGCGTTGGCTAGCAACAAATCCAAAAAAACAATAATTTTTTTCCAAATGATAGTTGTCTTTTATCAATTGATTCAATGATGCTAGCCATTTGCGACTCAACGAATTGTCGGCCACGTCTATGTACACTGTGACAATGTCATTGTCGTTGTTGCCTCTTAGGTCTATTTTGATTTGATCAAGCAATTTCATTCCACCATTTCTTTATTTCAGGACGAGCATCTAATATAGACCCCATTGTTGTGCTGTTGGGTCGTATGTTTTCTAATTTTAACACACGTTCCTTGCCTTTTGCAAGACCTGCTCGGTATTGATCAGGCCATTGTTCCTCAAATGTTGGACGATTTTTCAACTGTGCCAATACATCCTGCATTGCTCCACTAGGACACTTTGCCACCAGTTCGTCCACCCAAGGGTTCAGCAGTGTTCGAGGCAGAGCAAGTGGACTCATCACAATGTCGGGCGTGAAGCTGAAAATTACCTTGGCCAAGATATCGGTGTCGGTGTCCTTGGCCAGTTGCACAATATTTTCCACTTCGAACATGCCCGGCAGGGTAAGAGTAAAATCAATTCTCACTTGACGTCTTTGTTTTCCGGCTTCGGCTGCTCGATGGTAGTTGTTTAACCAAGCAGTGTAGTCAAGCCCGGTTCTAATGTACTCTCCAATTGCGCCTGTTCCGTCAATACTGGCACATATCTGCCAACTGCGCAGATTGGAAAGAATGTCATCAAATAGATCAACACCTTTGTAATTGACTCGAGACAGATTGGTATTGTATCGTGCGTATACTCTGTGGCCGTCACCAAGATCCACAATACGTTTCATGTAGCGCCAGTGCTGTTCGTACATGAGTGGTTCGCCACCTACCCAGTACACTTCTTCCACACGATGTTCTTCCACTGCTTGTGCAAATTCTTCTTCTACCTGTTGGTCCTGAAACTGTGAAATATTTTTTCTAACGTCGGGTTTCATCCAATTGTTTTTTGGATTTCCCCAGTCAACCATGTCATGCTGCCTTTGTTCGCTTTCCCATGCAGAACTCAGCATGTCACCGCAGGTTCTGCATTTGAAGTTGCAGAGGTTACTGAATCTGTAATCCCAACTCACTGGTTTTACTGTGGTGAATCCAGTGTTGTCTGTTGCTAACATGGCTGCTTCGTACTTGTGACCAAACAGCTGATTGAAGTAACTGCGATAAACATCGGTGTTTAACAATTTGCTGTTGCAGACATCACACTCGGGCAAGGTTTCGCCAGCCATCATTCTTCGACGAACTGACCGCATATGATCGCTGTTCCAGTGCTGGTCCAGAGTGATAGGTGTATACTGGCCAGTGCCAACACTGGTATCAATATACTGTTCAAAACTCTGCGCAGGTTCTCTTGACGCACAGCACATGCGTCGTTCAGTTTGTGGACTCAAATAAGTATGTGTCCACGGAGCCATGCACAAGGTATCAGGTTTTGTTGTAGTCATAATCAATCAATGCTGCGAACTCGGGCGCCACTTCGGCTAGATTTTGTTTTCGTTTATGATCAAGATCACGCAGATTCATGCGCAAAAGATTGCCATCCAGGCTGTTTCCTCTATTCATGAATTCAGCAGCACTGACAAATTCTTTCAGCACTCGCGGTGGAACTGCCGCTGTGGTCAGGCGTTGAGCGATTGCTGCCTTGGCAGTTTCGGGCAGTGTACTGATACTAAAATAGTAAGCATCGTGCATCATGTTCCAGTAGATAAAATCAAATTTCTGTTGCACTATCCAATTGGCCACTGTTTCAAGATAGTAAACATTGAACACATTAATGGTACAGCAGGCCTGCAATGTTATATTGGTGTTGCGGCTGCGCAGTTGCTTAAAGCGTTCGACATTTTCGACCACTTCGGTCCAGACTGCATTACTGCGCTGGTATTCAAATCGCTGTTCTACGTCGTCGATACTGACTGCAATTTCTACATGTTTGAAATGTTTCCAGATTGCTTCACCTTCTTCTGGATACTGTGTGCCATTGGTGTTGTAGTGTATTTCGACTTGTGCGGCTCGGCCTGTGTCTACCAGTTTTTGCAACAGCTGAAAATGTTCTCTGATCAGGAAAGGTTCGCCGCCAGTGAACTCAATATAACGTATGTTGTCCAGATGCTTGTCCAAGTCTGCCCAAAATTCTACGCTTTCTCTAGGCCATGCACCGTCTTTGAGCATTTGATAAGCAAAACTTCCGCGAGTTTCTTCTGCTCGGTTGAATCGAATCTCTTCGGCTGCAAACTGACTGCTGCTCCATGACCCGCAGATACGGCATTTTAAATTGCAGATGTTGCCCAGTTTAAGATCCAAGAACATTAACGGCATAGCGTCTGCAGTCCAGGAAACATCAGCGTCGATCATGTGCTTGAGTCTATCCAAGGTGTGCATGCGTTTACTGGTACGACCTGCACGTTCTTCATTCCAGCAGCGTCGGCAGTTCTGTGGCTTTTTACCAGCAAGAAAATCTTCACGCAGAGTCTGCATTGATTGGCTGTTTTGTATTTCTGTTAGACTGGCAGAGGCCAATTTGTATTTGTCTCCAGCATCATTGGTAATTTCGTCCATAGCCAGGCAGCATGGGCGTACTGTTCCAACTGGACTAGCTTCTAAACTGATCCAGGGTAGTACGCAAAAGGTATCGTGTGGTATATTCATTTAAGTGCTCGCAATTCAGGTATTACATCCAGGCAATTTTCCTTACGCATGGTGTCTAGTTCATGTGTTTTACGCCAGAATGTGTCGATCAAGTGTGTGTTATCTGTGGCATTCAAAAATGTAATAGCACTGGTAAAGCCCTGTGAAGCACGACCTAGACTATCGCCTTGTGCAGTCAACCATGCTAGATGTTGTGTGTACAGCTCAGTTAACTCGTCTTTGTATTTGGCCGGGGCTATGTCTATTCTATAGTGTGCTGGATCTTGCAGGATGTTTACGTTTAAATCCTGCGCACGAATCAGTCCTTTTTCTACCCAGTCTCTATGGAAATTAGGCAAATGACGTGCATTCATTATGCTCAGTGTGGGGCTGATATAAAAGTCTACTTGAGGACAGATTGCCAACATGTCTCTGCGATTCTGTTCTACCACTGCCCATTCAGTGCCCTTGCGTATGTATTCACCTCTGGCACCTGAATCGTCTAGGCTGGCACCTACTGCAACAGATTTAAACTGCTTCCAGTATTCAAATACCGAACGTCCTTTGAGATCCGTGTGCGTAAAGTTGGTGTTGTAAATCAGTCTAACATCAAAGCGTTCACGACGAACCAACTCGTCCAGGATACGATAATGTTCTTCCATCAACAAGGGCTCGCCGCCGGCGAAGTACACCTGTTCAACATGGTCTAAATGTGGCTCCAGTTGTTCCCATATGTCTGTTTCGGTACGACCGGCATAGTTGAGTACCTTGTTCTTTTGTTTCCAATCACCGCCGGCCAATTTGGCTTGGTCTTGATACCACGAACTACTGAAGATATGACCACAACTGCGGCAACTTAGGTTGCACAAGTTTGAGAAACGGATATCCCAGTAGGTCAATTCAAACGGGTTCTCATCTAATTTCTTTATATGATGCCCGTGGTGCTTGTTGGCACTACGGCGCCCTGAAAAGAATCCCGACTCTTCCTGTTCATAACAACGTGTGCAGGCAGCATGCGGAGTTTCTGTCAACATGTCACTGCGCAGTTTCTGCATGGGCTCGCCGCGCCATATTTCCGCTAGAGTATTTTTGCGACAGTTGCCCACTACACCGGGTTTCATTTCAGCATGGCAGCAAGGATATGCTTCGCCCGTGGGATAGGCGTGCAGATGTATCCACGGATAGATACAAAAAGTTTTAGAATCTTTTAATAAAAATTCTTCACGTTCTGTCAATTCCGTGGCACGTACTAGATCACTGCTGTTGTATTTGTAAGTTGTCATACCATTCTTTTAGTGAGGGAAATGCAGAGCCAAAGTCTTTGCCACGACGCTGATCATACTGTGTGAAGAAACAGTGGAAATCGTTTAGTAGACGTGGCATATCAAACGCTTCACGATGCGGAGTCTTGACCACATCCAGGTAGTCTATCAATCGCTGAGTGTGATTGATTTCATGTTCGTGCAGGTAGGGCTGGTCTTGGTGCTGTGCCATCCAGGCAACCAGTCCTAATCGGCGTTGCTCGCGCACTGTGGCATCAAGAATCAACGGGCTCTGAAAGCTAGGAAAGCGCAGAATATTCAAAGTAAAGTTCACTCGATCTTTACTGTAAATCTTTTTCCACTCAACCAATTGATTCAACAAGTGCGGTAACGATTCCAAGCATAAGGCATTGATAGTGGCCATCACATGCACAGTGACACCAGCATCCAATAACTTCAATACATTTTGCTGCCACAGTGCATAGTCTAGTCCGTCACGAATGTATTCTGCCTGTGCTCCAGTGGCTTCCATACTGGTGTATATTTCTACCGCAAGGCTGTCAATACTGGCCAGTAGGCGATCCACATCAACGTCTGGACCTAGATTTGAATTGATAGCCAATCGTGTGTTGCTCTTGCCTTGATTGGCCTTGAACCATTCGATCAGCTTCCAGGTATAGCCGGACATTAGCGGCTCGCCGCCGGTGATTCTCAGTTCTTGTAGGGTGCGATGGAGGTCTGTTTCCCACCATTCAAAAAACGCTTCAATGTAGGGATTTGTTTCACCAAAGCGATATAATTGAGCACTATCATGAGCATGAGTAAAGTGGTTACGCCCATCAGACACCAAGGACTGATAAGGGCCGTTGCGTCGGATATCATTAACCCATGTACTGCTGAAAGCAGGGTTACAATAGCTACAGGCCAATTGGCAAGTGCGATCGAATGCAATTTCAAGTGTGCGAAGATTGACATCTTGGTCAACTGGGGTGTTTGCTGCTTCATGTAGGGCCTCTATAGGATAAATTTTACTTTTGTACACACGGTCCGAGATGTTGTCTCGGCCAATGTCTTCGATCTTCCAGCAGTACTCACAACCAGCTGGGCGCTCACCTTTCAACATCTGCGCACGATCAGCTTTCTTTTGATCAGTGTTGTGTAGTAGTTTAGGATTGCTGCGTACTTTATCTATATCCACCAAGTGAGCCGGTGGATGGTGGCAGCTTGTGGTCATACCGGATCCTAGCCATATAGTAGCATTGTACCATTTGGCTGCACAAAAACTGTCGGACAATGTGTCTAATACTGTGTGTTTAAAATCTAGATCATTCATATTGGCTTAAAAATTCTGTTAATCGATCAGGGAAGTTGCTTATTTCTTGTTGTCGCAATTCGACAAGGTGCTGTTGATTATACTCGCATACTTCCTGTGCCGCGGCTATAAATTGTACTAGATCTTGACCACAAAGGTCAACCACTACCTGTTCAATGCGGTCAATGCGTTCTTGGCTGTTGTCTATTAGATCAAATGATTCGTCTAGTAGATGTCCAAATGTTTTAAATCCCATCTGTCGCAGGTCTCTGTAGTATCCTCTACTGGATGCAGCTATCCACGGGTGACCCATGGCAATCGGCTTCCAGATTTTCTCAGTGCGGAAACTGTACGGGTAATCAAACACTGTTTCGGTAACCAAGCTGAAGTATGTATCAATATAAGGCTCAGGTTTTAAATAAATTTCGCCCCAGGTATTGTTGAACAAGTGGCTTTTGATAAAATTATCAGTGCTATTAGGTGCCAATGTTAGTCTGTGCTGATATGCTTTGACTTCATACTCCGGGGGCAGATACTGCAACGGTAAACTCTGTGTCATCAAGTTTACATTGTCTTTGCTGTACAGTGTCAATGATCTCGATCCTGCTGGACCTATATCCAAATTGGTCCACAATGCTTGGTCCAGCAGGCCGGTTTCTTTGAATTTTTCCAGCAGGTATTTACGATGCGGTCTTATACGACCGTTTAGAAACAAAAACTTATAGGGTTTAGATGTTTTACTGTAGATTTCAGACGTGCGTTTCATTGCTTCGCGATTGGTCACGTAGTCTAGTATTTTAACCATAAAACTGTCGTACCGTAGAAGGCAATATTCTGTACCAGCATCGCCACCTGCTAGTATAATAATTTTTCCAGACTTGACCAGATCTTCTATCTGCAGTCGTTTACACTGCCACACTATGGTGTCTGATCCTTCTGCTGGATTGCTCAGTACAACACGAGCTGTGCCACTGTTGGCTATGCGTCTAATCAACTCAACGTTATTTGCAAATTGCAGTCTACCAATCATGTACCATGCATCCGGTACAATATCGTGATGTTCCAGATCCCAAAACTCTCCGTCGGCCCAGGGCTTTAATAACTCGTACACCTCACATTGTGTGTCTATAATAAGTTTATGATTGTTTAGCATGATACTCGCATTCGGCCCACCATGATCGCATTTCTGGAAAGGCTGTTAAAAAATCTGTACCACGTCGCTGATCATGTTCGTTAAAAAAACGATAGAAATCTGCACGGGCAACAGAATGACGATTTTGCTGACCTTCACGCATCCAGGCAATATCTCGCTCCAAGCGTTGCACTTCGTAGTCTTTGAATCCATGCAAAGGATTTTCATCAGTGACAAGATTCTCCAGCATAAAATCTCTAGCATGCTCCAGTTGTTGTGCATAGCTTTCGGGTAGGATTTGCAGGCTCTGCCAGGCAGGCTCACGCAGTACCGGAGTGTCAAACCACACACGTTGATAAGTGCTTGAATGCACTTTACGAAGATGCAAGATCCACTCCATGTATTTTTTAAACCCAGTTACACTCAAGTTGTTCATGGTGATTATGAACGTTAGGCTGTTGCGTGTGGGCACTTCGGTTAGGAAACGGTTCACATTACGCACCACACGATCTGCACTCATGCCATGCCGGATGTATTCAGCCTGTGGGCCCGATCCTGAATCCAAACTCACATACTGCATAAAATGCTCAATGTCCGGCGTACAAAGACGTTTTACATAGGATATGTACTTATTAAACAGCTGGTCTTCCACGCTGAAGTTGCTGGTCACATTCAAGTGCAGCCGCGGACTGGGGTTGGCCAACACATAATCAAACACTCGGTAAGTGTTTTTGTCCATGAGCGGTTCGCCGCCGGTCATTCTAAAGTGTTCTAATTTGGGATAAAGAGTTGGCCACCACTCCCAGAATGCATCCACATAAGGATTAGCTTCACGCACTGGAATTGGTTTGCGATTGCCCACAAAGTGTTCTGGGGCATTGTGCGGCTTGCTGGTAGGAAAAGCGCCGTGTCGTTCCACTTCTTCGCCCCAGCTGGAACTGAACTGTGGGCTACAATAGCTACATTTTAAATTGCAGGCATGATTAAAGTTTACTTCTACATAGCTGGGTACTACATCATCTTCAAGACCGGTGCCGGCTTTGATCTTTTCTAAATCAACAGCGGCCCAGGCTTCACCTGATCTATAATGACGGTCACTCAGCTTTCCTAGATTTTCCATGTTCCAGCAGTACTGGCATTCTGCAGGCTTTTGTCCCTGCAACATCATTACACGCTGTTGTTTTTTGTGTGCAGTGTTGTGCAGGCCGCCCGGACGTGATAAATCATCTGAGGTGATCTGGTGCAAGGGCGGATGGTAGCAGGAGTTGTTAAGTCCAGTGGGCAGGTGAAAGCTGACCTGTTTCCATTTGGCCAAACATAATGCGGGACCGAGATCCTGCTTCATCTGCTCGGCAGAACTCATGAATCGGCTTTGATCACCTTTGCTCATTACCAGCCTTCTTGCTTTCTAATCACATCAATTTCACGAATCATAATGCCTTGGTTGTGCCATCCACTGCGATAATGATGTTTGAAGAACTTGCTGGCTTCATCCTCGTACCAGACCATTGGTAAGTCTAACTGTGTGCTGAGCTCTTCGGCTACACGACCCAACACTAGTTCAGGTTCAGTATCTTTGACTGTGTCCCATAACTCAGTTAAAGAATCAAACCACTGCACTTCTTTGTGATCCCAATTGGTCAACATGGTCATGTATGTGCCCATTCTTGAGCCAGCAATGGCCCAGACTCCGTGTTCAGCATCTCTACCCACATTGTGCCATACTGTTAGATTATCTAGGTTACGTTGATGCACACGGTCTTTAAATTCTGCCACTGTGGGCCGTGCACCTTTGTTCAAGCACATCTTGACACCTTCTCGGAAGCCGGCTCGCCAAGCATGAAAAGCCGAACCATTGGGATAGGTGGTTGAGTAACAGTCGTGCATGGCCCAGTACAAGGGATCAAAACAAAACTCCACTTCGGTAGCGGCGGTACCGTCGGTGTTTTCGTGTGTTTTCATTTCATTGACAAATGTACGTGTCCACGAACTCATACCGCCATTGCCATACATGAGTCCATTGATATTGTTGCGAGCACGCCACCGAAACACAGCACGTTCATATTCAGCAGTGGGAAATGTCAGTGTTTGATTAAAAAATTCTGGGTCCGGCATGTTATCACCATCGATCAGAATAAAGCGTTCTGTGTCGCTGGCAGCGGCAGCGGCTTTGTGTGCGGCATCCGATCCTTTGACTCCGTCAACACGTTTGGCCCATGGCACCATGTTGCGAATTTTTACCCAAAATTCTTCTTTCTGTGGTTCATCATAGGTCAAGTATATACAGTCTAGGTCTGCAATATCAATACGATTCATTTGTTTGTAAACTCCATTTAATATGAGATTGTTGCTCTGACACAACAATGGAAACATTGTCGGGCAAGCAAGGTGTCCCTGCATCGCTGGGCTTTAATTTACTTGTGAGTTTTTTAGGTACAACGTGTACTAACTTGCCATCAATCACTCGCACAGACACAGAACTACGTGCATAAGTTTCTGCATCTATTTCGATGTAGTTACCTGGAATGTCTTCCATGCTGTAAGATACCGGCTCGCCGCGCTCATTATAATACAACCTGAAGAAAATAGGTGCAGGTGCTGGCACAGGTTCTGCCCAGGCCTTCCAGAAATTTTCTGTAGTTTCATTCATTGTCAGGCGGAATACCGTTCGAATGTCGGTCTGTGGGTGTATCTATATCTTGAAACAGACGCTTTTCTTGTTGTGTTAATTCTTTAAAAGATTTTCGCGGATTCATACACATTACACAATTTGGATTACCGCAATTCATAGCATGTCGTTTAGCAAGTCTGTGTGGCTGATCAATTTCTTTGTTGCTCATGCCATACTGCTTGCCAATCTTGGTTTGTTTTTTTATGGCATTCTCATCTTTAAGCAGTCGTTTACTGTGTTTGAATTTATCTTCTTCTGTACTCATGACAATCTCCATTGTTTGTTATGATAATGAAACAGCCCCCATTGCGCCACAGTGTTTATTCTCAAGCCCGGATTGACATTTTCCCAAACCAGTTCTTGTGTCCAATCATCACTGTGAATGGGAATTACATGTTGTTTCATATGTACTATATTGGGACCTAATCTCGGAGGCAGTGTAACCAGTTCTGGACTAATGATCTGTGCTGCCACTGCATACACTACATCTGTGCTGGGAACTTCTTCCGGAAACTTCAGCAGAGTTTTATAATCAGCCCAGTGTTGAAAAATATATTTTACCAATTGAAAAAATTCCTGTGCTGTTTTGCTCACACGCCAGTAGGTGACAGCGTTGTACACATCAGGCAGGTAGTTGTCGTCAAACAGTTGGCGATAGTATCTGCTGGTGGCTGGTCGATCATAAAAGTCTCTGCAGCCGGTGCTGATCACAACATCACGTTTTTCCAGCATGGTCCACCAGTGATCAATTGGGCTGGTAGCAATCATGTCGGCCTCCAGTTTGATTGTTTGTCTATACGGGCTGGCGCGGAACACCTGCCAGTCATTGGCATATCCGCCCTGGTCACCATATGGCAGTTCAATCACATGATCAAACACTGACCAATCACACCGATCATTGGTCATAATAGACACACTGGCCTCCGGGTGCCAACTTTTTATACTCATGGCCAGCTGTTCTGCACAGTCAGTATAGCTGACAGTGTCTGTGTTCACAGCCGGAATCAAATATCCGCGTTCAGAGAGGATTGGCAACTATTGCTCCTAATTGTTGTTTTCCCATGGCATGAAAATCTTGAGTCAAGGTGATCCATCGTGCTTTTTTATCTGGTGTCAAAAAGTCTACTCGGTACGAATCTTTATCGAGTTGAGTTAAACGATGGTCTGGAGTAAGACTTGCCAATGTTCCAGGAATCGAATCAACACACAATGTGTTTCCATTCAAAGTATTTAACGCAATACTAAGCGCATGGTCATTTCTATAAGTAGGGTTGGGATTTTTATACAGGTTCCTGTAGTGTGTCCAGTTGTCACGAATCATTTGCATCGAATCAAACAGCAACTCTGCGGCGGCGCTGCGGCGGAACATCATCACAGTGGCCCACCACATGGGCATGCGATGATTGCCAAAGTAATTTAAATCTTCAAACGTTTGCAAGCCTGTTACATCAGTTGCCCAACGATGGCACACAAAATCTCGATCACTTGCTAACACAGATGATAGATGATTGCTTGCCACCACATAGTCCGCATCTAACACCAGCGTTTGATTCCACGGGCTTAACTTATATGCATCCATGCGATTTGTATTGTGCCAGGTCACTGTGGTATCATAGTCAGAAAAATATCTTTGCCCAGCACCTTCGGGTGCGGCAATTACTACGCGATCAAACACATGCGGCAGAGCGGGTAGGCGATCAGTGACCAAACAGACAGGAATATTCAAATGTCTATGAATATTGCCAGCTGTCCAATTGGCCATTGCAACATAGTCTATTTGCTCGTTGTTAAATGCAAATATCAATGCTCCTGTGGTCATCGTTGTTTGCTGATTTCTTCGTGTTCGGCCAACCAGGCATTCATTTGTTCTTGCCAGCGACCCAGGGCCAGGTATTGTAATTCCACTGGAGTTATTTTTACAGGAGTTTCGTACAAATCTAAAAGTACAACATCGTCTTCTACTGGGATTGCCTGTAGTAGTGTCAACAGTTCTGGCCCGGCACACCACATACCGCCACGATAGGCAAATGTCATTCGAGCTTGATATTTTTCTTTAAGAACTCTTCGGGCTGCCGCATGATCAAATCGAGCACGACCGTGTGCAATTAATTGTTCAGTATTCATAGTGATATTATACAGGGGATATAGATAAAAGTAAAGGGCCCGGAGGCCCTTTTGGTAAACCGCTACAGTTTAATTAAGAGCTGGTAACTGAGGCTGCAATAGTTGGTGTGCCCCAGGCTGCGCTGGTTAGATATGTTGAACTGGGCACAAACAGCGTGACCACTGTGGCCGGTGCTGTACCAAAACTTGTGAATGGTGATGCAGTGGCAGTACCACCAGTGATGATGTTGGTACCGCCTGGGGCTGGATCGCCGCCTGGGTCAACCCAAGTTGTGGTCAACACTAGTTGTGTGCCTGTGCCTGCTGTTTTGGCATTCAATGAAATGAATTGTCCAGTATACGGAGCAGTATCAGCAAATTGGCGATACAGTTGTGTGTCTGTGGTTGTTAACCCGTACCAACCAGTTGTGGTGGTCAATGTGTTTGGAGTGCCAGTGCCACCAATTTTGGTAGTGCCGGTGTATGCAGTACTAGCAATGGTTTGTGTGCCAAATTGGCTGCCCATGGTGATGTACAGGTCGCCAACCAATGTAGTTGCTAGATCATTCCACTCAGCGTCACCAGGATTGCCGGTTGAACTCTTGTTGGTTTCCCACTTGATTCGTCCACCTGCATTGAAGAAATATCTAGCAGCATCGGCACTGGCCCAGGTAATGGTGTGCGTAAATGTGATTGTCCAAGCAGTGTCGCCACTGCCTGTTTGGCTAGTTTTAGCAGTGGTGCCGGAGAATGTGGTTGTTTGCGCACCACTGGCCGAGGCGTTGCCGCGAGCATTGGTGATGGCGGTTACGTCAGTGGCCAAGTTTGCTAAAATTGCAATGGTACTACCAGTGGTCGGGTTTGAGCGACTGGTAATGGTTGTGCCTTGGTGGCTGGCCATGGACGAGATTCTACTGTTTAAGGTCGTCCACTGAGTGGCAGTGACTGTTGCAGCCGCAGCCACTGTGCTGACCGCGGCCTCGCCATAGCCAAATGTTGTAGCACCAGTGGACCAAATCCCGTTTATGTTTGCAGCATTGGTGCTAACAAATCCATTATAATCTACTGCTTGTATTAAGCCGCCTACTGAATATGTCATTTTTTATTATCCTATCAATTGATTTTGACAATTGCTTCTACTGTGCCCTGCTCAGTAGACAGCTTGTTTTCTAATGATCTGCCAATCACATTAAATGCTGTAGCTTCTCCTGGTTGAGCAGCTCTGGCCAATCCGTTGCCAGCAGACACTAGTCTATCACCTTTGTGAACAACACCAATGGTGTTAACTGGCACACGCCCGGTCATTGCCACAGGCGGATGTGTTTCATCGTTGCCAGCCACAGCGTTCATTAGATATGCTGCTCTAGTACTTATGACACCGAACACACTTTCACTTAGTTCGTCGGTAACTTTGGTAATTTCTTGTGATCCGCCCAGTTCAACCACTGTGCCGGCTGCCAGCACTTCGTCAGCTGCAAAGCGTTCTGCAACGTCAGCATAGTTGGCTGTGATGCCATTGGTACCGGATACAATACCTGTAGTGCCACTGATATTCATCACTGTGGTTGGTGTTCCGGCAATGTTCACACTGAATGCAATGTTACCGTTGCTGGTTTGATTAGAAATTGTTGCTGTAGTGCCTGTTACTCCCACACGGAAATCAGAATTTGCACCAACAGTGAGACCAGTGTTGTTCAACACACCAAATGTGCCCGAAGTAGTTTGAGCAACATCCTTCAGCAAGAAGCCTGTTGAGTCAATGTTGTCCAGTGTTTCTGCATTACTTGCTGTGCCTTGGAACAACGGAATTACAGAACCTATGCCTGTACTCATTGTGATACCAGGACGCACTGTGGCAAATCCTGTCAAGGCTGCTTGCGGGGTAAATGCAGCATCTTTGCTTACAATAGCTACCACAGCGTCTTGAACATACAGCTTGATTACCACGTGACTCACTGATGTGTTGTCTGTGATTGTGTCAACAATGGCGCCTGTTATACCGGTACCTGCTGTAAATTGCGGACCAACCAGCAACCAGGCTGTACCTGTATAGACTTTTAATTGTGCGTTGACTGTGTCGTACCACAGATCGCCTTGTACGTTACTGGTAGGAGCAGTAGAACTGGCTGTTGCAGCACTGATAACTTTGAATCTAGTACCGTTGTAGACCTTCATCAAGCCATTGGCCTTGTCCCACCAAAGTTGTCCTGTTAGTGGTGCAGTTGGGGCAGTGGTATTAGAACCATTTTCCAGCAAGTGGATAAAGTTTTCGTCTAAAAATGCACCGTAGCCAGCGTAATTTTTACCGACTAATACCATTGAACTAGCGGTGTTGATGGTACCATCTGCAATAGTTGCAAATATGGTGTTATCGGTTAAAGTGATTGTATATGCCATTTGTTTATTACTCCATTAATTGTATTTATAATGCAATTATATATCTATATTTATGCCGCACTAAGGTTGGTCAGTGTCTGGATACGTATCGTGTAATCAATCTGTATCTGTCTGTTCAAACTCTTTTGCACAGGATGAAATATCACATGGGTAATCAGACGCAAATTATCTGCCGCTCCGTTCCATGTCTTGAGCCCTAATTCGTCGAACACATACTCACCGTTGAAGTTTGTACTGTTATCGAATGCCTGCTGTCCGGGTGGTTCGCCGTAGTCCAGCAAGCAAGTTACTAAGATATCCGTATAGACCTTGCCTGACGTGTGTAACACAGTCATTTTGTTGTTGGCCGAATCGGTATTTGCTGCAGAATTGTCATTGACTACCTTGGCATAAGTTTCGTTATACAGCGTGGCATTTTGTCCTGTGGTGTTGGGCGGCAAATATGTGATGATGCCGGTGGGGTCCACACTGGATCCGCCGTTGCCAAATGCCATTTGATATATCCAACCACCGCCCTGGGCCGACGTACGATCGCTCAAGGTTTGTGCCATTGCAACACTTATGTTTTCGTAGTGAATTGCATTCTTTTTATCCACTAGTATTTCACCAGTAGCAGGATCATGAATTTTTACAAATCCTTCAATTTTAGCAAAGCCGGATTGAATTATCATGCTCGCTTCTCCACTAAGACTTCTTTGGTTTTGGGATCAAAAATACGAACATGCCCTTCAACAGAAATAGATCCTGTTTCATTGGGTTTTTTGGCCGGTACTGTGGGCTGTGGTGATTTTGTATTTTGAGTCATACTTTATTTATCTTGTTTAATCGCCCCGTAAAAACCTTGCGGCCGGCGTATTGGTATCTTGCAATGCTATACCATTACTTGGGGTATTGATTCCGGGAGCATACCAGGTCACACCTCTACGTACCAAAATAGTAACTTGTACGCCATCCGGCGGTGCAATATTAAACTCAACAGTACACATTGGGCCCGGATCTATAATGGCGTAACCACCGTATTGACGTGTTCCGCCCACATAAACCTCAACTGCTTCTTCTATTGTGGTGCTGTCATCCAGGTCGGTTACATTGAGGTTTTCTGCCACAAATACTGTGTTTGTTCCGTTGCCTAAAATTGGGTACACTGCGGTGTTGTTGTTGAGATTGCTCACAACATAGTCTTGATCTTGCGGCGGTAACAAGTTTATACGGCTAATGTTGTACACATCTGTGCCAACTGTGTGATCAGCAGCAGCGGTTCCAGCTGTGCCTCTTCGTAAGCCAGTGACCTTGTTGTTTGCAATATCTAGGTCTCGATACATGATACGTTCTCCGTCCACAGTCAGTAGACCCCATATGTTATTGGCCAAATTTGGTTCATTCAACGCAGAGGCATTATGTACATAGATTGTGTCACCATCAGCTGCCAATGGTTCAACCAAATACGTAGTAGTTGACGGTGTAATTCGATAAGTGGCCTGCACCCCGCGCATGTCTTGGAATATGCGGAATGCCATGGCTTCTGGCGCAACACTATTGGTGAATTCTGTAATCATCACAACATCGGTCGGTGTCATAATATATCCACCTGCCAACACTATAGTATTGTCCACAATAGTAAAGTCGTCGTTGACAAATATTCGTCGACCGTTCAAGGTCACCCATAAGCTGTCAGCATTGGTTACTATTTTATTCAGATACAAATCGTTACTAGTAGCCGATTGTGTATCAGAATAGTCGTATGATCCCGGTGCGTCAGATAGTATACCAACGTCATAGTCAGTGCTGTCGTAGGGTTCCACCAGTGCAACTGCGGCCTGAACTGGACCAACATATACCTGTGTTAGAATATCCTGTTGTCGAGTATCATTCCAGCTGGTCACTGCAATAACATCGCCGGTGACTGGCACCAAGCCGCCTGCAGAGTTAAACAGCAGTTGATTTCCAACTACAACTGCCTGAGTGTCAGTAGTAACACAAATTAAAATTTTCTCAGCCAATGCAGGCGGAGAACTAAACAACACAGCACATGGTGTATATATCTCAGAAAAACCTCCAACATCGTATGGTTCGCTGTCGTACGCAATAGCCGGATTCTCAGGTACCACAGTGAAATCAATGCCCAACACCTGTGGAATATTGTCAACATACACACGAACTTCGTTGGGTGAAATTATTGACTGCGAGAATCCCAGACGTTGTGCCACTGGGTAAAGCACTTGCGTTCCATCGGCCAAGTAAGCAATACCAGCTGATGTTCTTGCACGAACGCCGTTTACTGTAACAACCAGGTTGTCAGGGTTAACATACTCCATGCTGTTGGTTAGAGTATATTGCAAATTACCGGTTGCGCCAGCAATGTACTGTGTGACCGGCACAGACCAACTGTAATCTATTGCAACATTGTCTACTGTGGTTGGTCCAATTGCTCCAACCATCAAGTAATCATCAGCAGTATAGGTGTTGATGAACAATATTTGTGTACTGGTACTGGTGCGCTGAGAGAATGTATAATCGGTAGTTAATACTCCGTTGACAAAAATTACAAATTCATCTATTAGCGAATACTGCACTGGCACTGTGAGTGAGTTGCCGATTTCTAAACCATTGTACGAACGCTTGAACAATTGATTGCCGCCACCAATTTCGTACAGGGCAATTGTTATTTCGGTGCCTACAGGCACAGTACTTGCCAGTGTGATTGATTGAGCGGCCCAATCGGCAGTGTATTCTATACCCAGAGTCAAATCAACTCCTGTGGTTTGATTTGACACAATCATTGTGGCTGGATACGGCACAACTCCAGCAAAACTGTAAGTTCCTCCCACTGTGCTGACAGTGAATTTTTGCACTTCGGTTCGGAATCCATGTCCGTCGCGGGCCCAGTCTGCACCCGGTGTGGTATACACACGAATGTCTAGTGTGTCAAATTCACTGCCTGGTATTAATTCTTCCGGGGCATAACTCGAATACTGATCAATGTATCCCCCACCTTCAACGTTGATACTTGTGGGTCTTGTGCCCAGGTATATATCAGTGTATGGACTTTCGTAGATAGCGTCCAGTATGCTTTCATCGAACGTGACTCGACCTTCGGGCCCGTATTGGAAGTTATCAAAAGGTGTAGAATCGTATGGTGAAATATCAAATCCAGGATATTGATCATAACCAACACCAAACACTTGCACTCCGGGGTATTCAACACCATCAATCAACAACGGCAGACTTAGACCAGGTTGATCAGCAGTTGGAGCATAGAATCCCATGGTACGGTCAACACCTGTCAGTGTACCGGCATTTACTTCTACCCAATCCAGTGGATCAAATGTAGCACTTTGAATGCCAGTACTGTCACTGTTGGCTGCTTGCCAAACGCGATTTAGATATCTGACCTGAGTGCCATTATCATAGTTTACATTTGGCTGCCATTCAACAATGTTAGACGAATATTCATATCTATCATATTTGATGGTAGTTTTAAGTTGGCGTACTAAATTATTGCCCATGACAACCGCAGCAGTGGCACCTGTACCATTGCCACCTACCAATGTTATTGTTGCAGTAGTAATATAGCCGCTGCCATAGTTATCAATTGTGATTGCAATTACCTGCCCGGCACTGTTGACAACCGCAGTCATTTCGGCCTGCGTAACACAGTCACCTGTGACCACCACGTCTGGCGCTGTGCTATAACCTGTGCCGGGATTTGTAATCACAATAGATTGAACGTTCAATGTATAATTGTTGTACCATTCATTCCAAGGAGTTTCTGTCCACAACACAGCACTGGCTTCAGTGTTTGCATCAAAATTAGTTCTGCTGTTGGCCGTCGATTGTGTATATGGCAGCAACACTGGACTAATAAATTGTGGCACCACCAGACTGGTATCATAAAACGCAGGATTATCAAAATCCGTTAACATTCCATCATATTCATTGTTGCCGTTGTACAGCAAATTAAATTCTCGGATTTGTGTGTGGTAAGGTTTGACCTCTTGAATGTAATTCAACACAAAATCTTGATTGTCTTGACGGAATGACTGGTAAGGCAATAAGTTACGAATTTTATGATCAACATCAATCAAACTGGTTTTTATCAACCAGTCCGGGGCAGGGAATTCACTCATGATAAATTCAAACATCAAAATCAACGAACGGTTGCGTTCAATTGCTAGTTCGTCAATAAACAACTGTTCATTGATTGCTTGAATTACTTTGCGTGTTTCAATTACAGGTTCTTGATCAAAGTATTGAGCATCAAACACTTCCAGGTCAAATCCAAAATTGCCAATGGCGTAATCCCATAATTCTGCATTGAATTCAATTGTGCCGTCTTCAAGGCCTACACGATCCCATCCAGTTAGTGTGCGTTGATAAATCTCATATTTGCCTGTTAGTGCATTGGATACTTCAACACTGGATCCAACAGGGGTTGTTTCCAGTGTTAACACGGATAGACCAGCATAATTTGCAACTGTAGCAACAGGATTCAATGTGCTGTTGTAACCGGGTTGATACCAATTTATGTAACTCCAATAACGTCGTGTGTCGTAGTTCTGCACACGGATAAGTGACAGTTCTTTGGTAAATGCTACTGTGGTGCTAATGGTCACTTCGTAAATGGTCCAGAATCCCGAATTAGACGAGTCTGTCATCACTAGATATTTGTACCCAACAGGCACCAATGCCAGATTCTGATAACCCAGTTCTGTTAGATCAGCAACTCGTTTATTCCAGGCCCCTGTGCTGGCACCAGGCTCTTGTTCTTTGCTGTTGAGCAAAGAAAAATCTTTGGTTTCAGCAATTGGATAATTTGCCAGTATTCGATTGGCACGACCCAGGTAATTTTTTAACGCAGCAAAGCGATCAACAAACATGCTTTGTCGTGGTCTAAATTCAACGCCGTAACGTTCTACCGGGCTTAGGTTGGTGTCAGGCACTGGGGCGCCAAGAATATTGATTCCACTCAGACTATCTTGCAGTTTGAGATATAAATTATCGCTAAGGAAACTGTCAGCCAGGCCGTCGGCAATCAGTTCATATTCTTGATGCACGTTGTCGTCGTTGAGTATTCGATCGTATTCTATGTGTAGGATGGTATCCTGGGCATTGATCAAACCAAATACATTGTAAATTGCAACTGTGCTTGCATTCAACGGCGCAATATAAGAAATGCCACTGGCACGTGGATTGGCAATATAATTGGCTATGGCAGTTGTGCTTAATTTTTTACCTGCCACTGTGTCCACCGTGGATATGTTTCGCACCCAGTAATAATAACGAGTTGCAAAAATATTGTCAGCATTGAGTTCTGCACGAGTGGTGTAACTCAATACACTCAATGGTGTGCCTGGGCCTGCGTAATTGACCGGTGCCACATCACTTTCGATCCATTGGTAGATATCTATAGAACTACCCGGGAATACCTGGCCCCAACGACGACTTGCATAGACAATATTGTCCTGGTTTGGATCAATGAAACGAACTGAATTTGTGTCCCACCATATTTGTCCAACTTTTAAGGATCCCCACGGATTGCCAACATTTCGAACTGGACCTGTGTTGTAATTTGCAGGATCTACTGCTCCAATATAGTCAATGTTCTCTCTGGCAACTCCAAGAATTTTGCCCTGCAACGGATCAAAGAAATCCAAATACGATGTGATTTCAGAAGCCAATTTATCATACATGTAAACAGAGTTTAACAATGCAATATCGACCACTGGCTGTTGTATGTGTTTGACTGTCCAGGCTGGAGTTCTGTCAGCGTTTTCAAACACACTGACTCGACCAAAATTAAGACTGGTGCTGTCTCCAAGGTCACTGCCAGGCGAGCCGATCAGCAATCTACCTGTTACATAACTGATTGCAGTGCCATAGCGATCAAGTTCAACTATGCTGTTGTCGTACATTTGTTGTCCGAACACAAACTTTCCTGGGTTTGTGACCGAGTCAGTTGAACTTGACAGATAATCAAAGGTATACACAACACCACTTTGAACTACCACAGTGGAAAACACTGTACTGCGATCATCAAAATATGTTGTTCCGGAATCAAAGGTCACTGGCTGGTACAAATTACCGCGAGGAGCACCAACCACTAGGTTGGTTGAATCTGTGTTGATAAACACAGTGGATCCAAAACTTGCGCCGGGTGTGGGATTGGGACTGGTTATTGTTTGCGTGTAGGCATAGTTCACAAATCCAATGTTTGCAAATGCAGAGCCTGTTAGTCCTGGTAGTACATCTAATTTTGCCCCAGGCGTGGCAGCAGCAGAATTTATCACACTGAGAGTCAATACACCAGAAACAACTTTTATCACTGCGCCAGTGGCTGGTGCTGTAACAAAATTGATCGTGCCTGTTGTGTTGTTGTAAGTGTAATCAACGTTGAAAGTTTGTAGTATATTGCCAATGTATACCACAGTGGTATAATTGGTGCCATACTGTGAGTATGTCACACCAATGTCAAATGTTTTTGTAATGTTGTCGCCTGCAAAGAACAAATCTGCAGATGTTGTGGCCACAGTGTTTGGTATACCGACTCCGTCATTGGCATTGTTGATGGCAAAGGCCAAGCCAGCAACATTATTGCCAGGTACAGTTACTCCATCTTTGACATAGGTAGCTGGAACTGCTACTTCGTAGTTGTTGACACGCAGTGTGTTGCCAGTGGTCAATGTAGGGTTTGCAACAGGTGAAGATATTATTCCATACACTCGGGCTTGATTCACATTGCGCTGAACACTGCCAGCACCAATGTAGATTGTGCCATCTTCCGGTGCACCTATGTAAACACTGCAATTGTTTGGACACAAATCAACATCTGTGCCAAATTGTGCTTCGTCAAATGGTGTGTCAATTGTGATCTGCTGTATTTGTTGAAATATATTGCTTTCAATTTCAATAATGTCGCCCACTGACAGTGTCAATGTGGCAGCTAGTACTACATTGCTACCTGTTACTGTGAACTCGCCATTTAGAAATTGATCGCTGTTGTTCAAGAAAGCACCATTGAGCAATACCGACACTGGAGCAACATAACCCGACGGCAACGCAAATGTCTTTGTTGCGGTTTCGCCAATGCCTACTTGGTATCTCAGTACACTGCGATCGTATGCATATGTACTTCCTGCAATCAACCCATTGACATTGCTGGTCGGTGCTCCAACCAACAGTTGACGTCCGTCTGTGCCGGAACGAACGCTGGTTCCAAAGCCGGACCCAGCAGGGCCTGTAATAGTGTTAACATATTTGAAATAAGTGCCGGTGTTGACTGTGATAATGGTGCCTGCTGTAGGAATTGATCCAGATCTAAAAGTCAATGTAGTTCCGGCAAAAGTATAGTCAATGTAAGGACGTTGCAGTATTTCATTCACAGTGACATCAAAAGAATCAATATTTGTGGCAGTATACAAGTATGGTTCTAGATCAAACACAGAAGTGGTACCCACACCTGACCCAGAATAGGTAAATCCTGTTATTCCGCCGGCGGTAACACTGGTAACTGTGATAGTTAAATCATTAGCAGGCGATGATCCCCCACCTATGGCTGCTGCATTGATAGTGAGAGTATTGCCAACAGCATAGGCAATACCCGGTGCTGTCAATGTCACATAATAAGTTCCGCGCACACGCCCAACAGTGAATCTTGCCCCAGATCCACTGCCAACAGTTGAATTTTGCAATATATTGTAATATGTTTGTGCGTCTATTTGTTGAGAAAACTTTCTCACAATCAAAATTGGCAAATCTTTAAGGGGCGGCGTGACAAATATCACGGCTGTTGAACTTATGTTAAAATCAACTCCATACTGTTGATTCACGTTGTTGACAAGAACAGAAATTTGATCGGGCTGTGCCAAATCAAACACTAGATTATTGCTGTAGTCAAATGATGCTGTGACACTGTCGCCCATGTATTCCACTTGCTGAATTTCTTCATCCACGCGGCCGTATGCATATACTGCATTTTGTGCAGGCGCACCCACGTATGCCCAACGTTCGTCTCGGCTTATAGTGACTGACGTACCAAAGCTACCAGCACTGGTTGAATAGTTAGGTGCAATCAACAACTGTGTCTGTATAAATCTGTTGCTCGACGGTGCTCGATAGATTATAGCAGCATATCCAACACCACTGGCACTAAGGTTGGCACCTGCAATCGCCCACGATTGATAACCAATGTCTACTGCATTTCCATAACCAAGTGTACCAGTGGCACCCAATTGCAACACTGGGTTTTCTTCGTATCTAGCATCTTTTCCTCTAAGATAAGGATATATCCCTCCAGCGGTGTTGTATGTTGGTGCGCCCACCAACGCTGCAATATTTTCATATGCTTGTGCAATACTTGTGCCATACCCGGAGTTTTCCTGGCGGTTATTGGAAGTAAGAGCGTAGCTGGGTGAAAATACATTTTGTTTTTCAAGCACTTCCCACAGCCCTGCGCCGTTGTTGTCAACCCAGGCCAAGGCGCCTGGCACCAATTCATTGGCATAAGATAATGTGCCGACATCACTGGCCTGAGATACACGCATGGTGTCAAGATAGAAACCTATTCCTTCGCCAGCTATGGTTGTCTGATTGCCGTTTGTGAATGTGTAGGCCACTGTGAGTGTGGTTGGTGTGGTTGTTGTCAACACGCGGTACACGCCGTTGAACGAATCGTTGAAAAAACGAACAATCAACAAATCGCCGCGTTTTAAATTGTGTATTTGACTGAACAATACCAGGCTGGTGCCGTCGAGATTGTCAGTGACACGAGTTATTCTGCCCGGAACTTGTGTGGCACGATAAACGTCCCAGTCGTAGCTGTTGGTTTTTGCTACCCAGATTCGTGTGCCATTACCAATGTTGTCTAGATCAGCGGAAATAGCACTTGGATCATCTAGAGAAAACACAGTTATGTCAACGTCGTCAATATTGACATAGCCGGCGGTTGGCAATGCTGTATCAGTAATTACAGTGGTAGTGGTTGTTAAGAAGTCCGGCGAGGTCAACTTATAGCTTTCGCGCCATACGTCATTCAACAGCACAGTTTGGTTTGCCAAACTTGATTCACCTGGTTCAATTATCTGTACCGTGGCCGGATCACTTTGCATCAAGGCTTCATTTAGCCGCAGTTCTACGTAGCTGCGATTTGCATTTGCTCCATACGTGCCGCGAAGCACTGCCCAGTTTTCGTATATTTGATAATCGGCAACTTCTTTTCCAAGATTGGCGCCGGTGAATATTTCAGCACTTAGTATAGTTCCCTTGGATCCAATAAACTGTTTATATAGATTAACTTGACTTGTGTCATCAAGGTTCAGCGCAACCATGTAATCTCTTGGTTGGAAACCAATCAGTCCGTAACTCAATAGATCATTGTCACTTTCAAGGTTGGCAGTTTGCGTGTTGTAGCTGTTGGCCAACTGATCTGCCTTGTTGGCAATGTTGGGCAACAGTCCTTTTTGTATCTTGGTATAGTCACTCTTGACCCAGTCAGCATAGGCAAATTCCAATTTGGGTTGAATTATGGTTTGTGCTGACCAATAATTGTTTTTGTAGTTGACAATTTCGCCCTTGGCATACTTGCGATTCGGTACCCAGGTGGCAATGTTATCTTGATTGAGTACAAATCCCTGAGCATTTAGTGTACCGTTCCACTCAGTGGTAGTAAAGGCTGATACGTACACCCGATTTTGTCTTGCACCGGTGGCTGGATTATAAATCAAGTCATCAAAGATACTGACGTTGTTAAGAATGACAAGATTTTCATAATTGACAAATTGCAATTTAGCATAAGCAATGGACTGATTGTTTGCACTGGTCAGTGTAAATTTATTTTCCAGCCGTTCAATCACTAGATTTCTAGCATCAAATGGTGTGCGATTTTGATCCAGCAACATGTTTTCTGGATTCTGTACTGTGACATTATCAACCACTGCGCCGGGCTTTTCTGCAGTCAGTTGTAGTGCAGCTGGATTCAGGTTGATCAGGCTGTTTGGTGCCCATCCTTGATTTGCCCAGTACAAGAACTCTCTGGCCATCTGTTGCCAATCAACTGTGTATCCATTTTCTCTAGTGTCAAATATCAATCCCAGTGATGCCAGGTACTGTCCGTAACTCAACAAGAAATCAACCACAGAGGACTGATTTGTAAACACAAATCCATAAGGAACCTGTGCAATGTCATTGGTGTATTGTTTCGGAACTTGCACTGTGCTGCCGCCGGCACTGACTGTTTGCAACTGTCCACTGGCACGGCTTGCAAAAATATCAAAATACGGTTCTGTTGTGCTGTAGCCAAACACTGCATAACCGCCGGTGTCTGTGCTTTGCACAATCACCGCACTGTACGCAACAGTGCTGAATGGAGAGTTTTTGTACAACAACAAATCATAGCTCTCATCTGGCAGTAACAAACTTGAATTCTGACTGTTAGGGCTGGAACGCTCAGTATATATTTTGAGATACTGTTTGTCGGTAAAACTGCCAGTTCTCCAGCACAAACGAACATCAAGACTTGCCAGTGCAATTTCCAAAGTCTCAGTTGAGTTGATGCCCAGTTGTTGATTGTAATCCACAATCCAGTTGATATAACTGGCTTTGCTGACAGGAGTAATTGCTCCAGTTGATACATTTACGTGTCCACCGTATACTTCTACGCCATTGGCATCTAGTCTATAACGATTGTTGTAAAGGTACTGTTCAAATTCTTCACTGTACTTGTAAAGATCTCGATCTGCAAACAAGCTGAAGAATTTTGCCGGGCGTGTCAGTGCCAGCAGTCGCATCACAGCAAATGGATAACTGCTGCTGGTCCACCAGGCAGCTTCCACTGGGCCGCCGTCGCCTACTACCCAACTCTTGCGCCAAACATTGGGATCGTATTGTCCAACAACACTGTTCAACGGAGGTAGTAACTGGCCTTCGGTTCCATTGGGAATAAAATATGTTGATAGGTTTGGTCTTACAAACTCAGGACGTACATAATAGCCAGCAGGATCAGCAACAATGCCGGCCTGGATGTCGTCCCACAGCACCAAGTTGTCTTGTGTGTATGGAGCAGGACCGTAACGATTTTCCCACCATGCGGGTTGTTGTGCAAAGCCCAACATCTCCCAAGGTGTGGTATTTGGACTCAGTGTATCATAAAAATATCTACTGATGCCGCGCCATGCGCCCAGCAAGGGTTGATTTTTTTCTTTGTCACCAGCCTGACTGTAGTTGTAGGTGAACGGATTATTGGCAATGTATTGTTGTTCTTTATAGTCCAGTTTGTTTTGACCCACCCAGGTCAGAAAACTTTCGCTCAGAATATTTGTAATTTCTGCTTGAGAATAATCTGTCGTGCGGAAGTAACCAGGAATTACTTCTTCTGGTATAACTGGCACAGGATTGTTTTCAGTCTTTAAGTTGTTGAAAATTCTGCGTTCAAATTCCAGCAGTATGTCATCGCGTATGTCACCAAACGCAACAGTGATACTGCCGTCATGGCCGCGTATGACCACTGTGGGATTTACATAATTTTCATCCACAAACACTTTGGGTTCATATGATTGATACAATCCCAATTTGGTAGGTGTGTTGGGCACAAAGTTACCAGTTGTGTTGGCATATTCGCGAATCGTAACTTGATCGCCCACTGCCAGTGGCACAGTGACAGTGACCCGCGGGCCGTCAGTGGCCACAGTGTAATCATAATTCAGCGTTAACAAATTGTTGTTTAAGTAGACCAAAAGTCCCAAGAAATTAGCTGAAGTAAATGTGTATGTCTGAACAGTGTCAAATGTTCCAATTGTGATTGGTGTTACTATGTGAACAATTTCTGTGTACACGTTTCCGCTTGGCAGCATGTCGCTGTAGAAGAAACTGTTGATATTGGTTTTGCCTGTGTTTAAATCAGTTACTACAGCGTCAAGAATCTGGCTGGTTGATAAATTTCCCCATTCACTGCGAATAACACTTTCCAACATTCTATTCTTGAATTTGTTGTATTCTCTATCGTTGAATTCTAGTGATTTAAAAATGTTGTATTCTTGGCTTCTCATAAAAAAGCCTGCCAGAGTCAAGGGCGCACTTTGTTGTAAGATAAGTGTGCCATACCGACCAATGTTGCCCAGATCTCTAGTGTTATTGGATCCGTTAATAGCACCAGAGAAATTAATTAAATTTTCAGCAATACTTTCATAATGTGCTCTTATAGTGCCAAGGGTAAACTCAGGACTGTTGATGTTGAACGGATTGTTTTCTAGATTGTTAGGTATCTGATAAAATCCGTTTTCACTATCTTGGTTGCTCAACACTTGCACTTCAATTATTGAACCCGGCAAGTAAATGTTATTGAGAACGATTGTAGTAGTTGTGGAGGTGGTTGTTACAGTGTACTCGCTGGGCAACACAAATGCATTTGACACAAACAACTGAATAGCAGGCACTGTTGTGTTTGCAGGCACGTTGATGTTGAGACGCAACGGTGCACCATTGTATGTAAACTGAAACTGCTGGCGTATTTGACTGGGTGTTGCAGCAACTTGCCAGCCACTTTTTCTCTCGTACGCAACTCGATCATTATATTGGTAAGCAAATCCATTGCTCACGTTGGTAGTAATACCAGCATTGTTGATAACATATACAAATGTGTCTGTGTAAAAATTATTATCAAACACAATATCGCCGATGTTGGTCAAACTCAGATAGCGTAATGGCAGACCCAGAACAGTATCAGCAACGCCTGTGCCCACGGCATAGCTGAATAGTTTACTTCCAACAAATGTTGTACTAGGATACTTGTTGATGTTGCTGAAACTAACACCATCAGCATCATACACGTCAAACAACGGCGCTTGATTTACTTGTGTTTTTTCTTGTGCGGTAAGCCATTCTACTCCATCAAAGTAATAACTTTTGCCTTGCTGGTCAAGACCGGTGAGTACCACTACAGTTTGATTGGCCAGTACTTCTGCATCGTCAGCAGGTACCAGATTGATAATAGGTTGTGCAATCAACGGTGACTGAGTATCTGGAGTAATAAAATTTACCACATAGATTTTGTTTTTAACCTGTGGGTTTATATCTGCTGCAAAAATAACACGTGAACCCTGAGCAAAGGTATAGCCGTCGGTACTGTAGCCAGTGGTGCCATTGATTTGACTCAATGCGTCGGTTGTGTCAAAGTCAACAACGTTAACTGGTTGTTTGCCCTGTGTGCCAAAGTTAAACAGTTGTATTCCTGCATAAAATTCCAGTATAGGTCTTTTGGCTCGTTGTGAGTTGTTCAACACCGGTGTGGTGTTGTTGTATGCAGCGGCTGCGTTGATTACATCAATGTGAAACCATCGATTGCCCCGTGACCATGCATTAAGATCTGGACTAGCGCGATTGATTGTGAGATAATCCGGAACCAGTGGAGCATTTAAATCAAAGTCATAATTGCCTATGTCAAAAGGCAAGGTGTCGTAGGGAATAGGAGAATTCTGTGTGAATGTTTCTGGAGTAATAAAATTACTAACCGGCAGCAGCTTGATTGCAGAACCAACTCCTTCAACATAGTATTCTTGATTTTCATATTCAGCAGGTACTGTAGTGCCACGGAATTGCACTTTGAGACCATTGGTAAACACCACACCATTGGAACTGGTATAATTTTGTTTTCCCAGTATGTCTTCAATGTAAGTTGTGGTTGCATTGTCTTGATCCAATAGACGAATTTGACCAAATATACCCGGGTCAGTGCCGTCTTGATAGTACAATACATCCTTGATTGCAGTCAACAATGGGATCTGTTCAAAATATCCCGAGGCATCTTTGTACCACTCTGTATTTGAGTACTGCACTCCAGAGTTTATGGTAAATTTTTCTAAGTTTGCAACAGGTAACACACTGTTGAGTTGAATGTATTGTTGTCCGCCGCTGGTGGTTACATATTGTATTTGCCACACACTGTAACGCTGTGCTTGTGTAAGTGGGATTGCTTGATCAAATGTTGTGCTGTCAAACGATCCTGTGCCACTTTGAACGTTGCCTATGTTCGGCAGCGGATCAAATTGACTTGTAACTTCCCAGACGTCTTGTGCAGGATCCGGATTGACAAACACCAGAGTTTGTCCATTCAAATCAGTGATGCCATCAATACCCGAGGGATATGACTCAAAAAATTCAGATACAAAAATGTTATTGATTTGATCAAAGGTTAAATTGGTGACCAAATTCACTGTGCCAATACTGGCAAGAGTATAATAGAAATTTTGATCTGTGGCCAATGGCACATCAAAAGTTACTGTGCCAAGATCTTCTCCGTTGTTGGTTACTCCCAGCACATCTCTGCTGCTGATGTTGGGTGACCAGGGCAACACACCATTTACCCCGGGTGTGGCTTGAATCCAAAATCCTGGCCCGGTGCCTGCAGTTCCGTCCACAATGTTCAGCCGTCCCTGCATGTTGAACTGTGTTTCGCTGGCATAGTACAAGATGTCAGGCGCATCTTGAGGAACAGTGAATGTGATGTTCCCAGTATTTGCACCGTTACGGCTTACGCCAGTGTTGTAAGAATCGCCACGACCTTGAGTTGGTGCTGTTTTGATCCAGAATGGAGATACCACACCCAATGTCAAATTAAACACATAGGTATTACCACGAACCAGAGTCAGTGTTGGATTTGGTATGTAATCAATGATGTATGATGATGTGCTACTAGCAGTAACACGATAATTTACTGTTTCTTTGGCATTTTGTGCCACATCAAATTTGTAGTTGCCACTGCGTAGCAAAGTAATGACAGGATTTTCACCAGAGTAACCAGAAAAAGTATATACGCCGTTTTCTCTTGTTACTGTGAATTCATCTGTCAGGGGCACTGAAGTTCCGCCCACATCAACTGGCAACGGACCTGCTGGTAACCAGTAGTACTGACTATAATTTACAAACGCATCAAAATTGACCAGAGGATCCCAGGTATAATATTCGCTGGTATAAAGTCGATTGGTGTTGTTGACCAATGCACCTTGAGTGGCCAATGCATCAGTGATACCAGGATAGGTGATAGCATCTTTGACTGAATCAGAATCTGGTTTTTTAATAATAACACCAGGCTCTAGTTGATAGTCACGACGTGTATCAGTGCTTTCTACCACATACTTGTCGTCGGCATTGACGCCGGGACCAACTCGGCGTCCAACATAGCCCTGTGTTTTTTTAAATTGAGGTTCTTGTACCAGTTGGTCTAGTGTGGCAGACAAGACTTGCTTGTTGGTAGGTGTTTGAAATATTTCTGGTAAAAAATCTACCGTTCTTACTTTTGCCATTAGATTACTCCGCTGCCCGGTGCAGTTCTAAGATTTGTACTTGTTAGTGCTTCGATCACTTGAATGTCTGCCACCGTGGCTCCGTTGACAAAAATTTCATTTGGTGCAGATCTAATTTCATACAAATCGCCAAAACTTTTTTGTGGGTTCAATGGTACCAACACTACAGAACTTATTACGTCGCCAATTTGCTGGTGCAGGTATCCCGACAGTTCTGAGAAATAAAATGTGTCGCCAAAGTCCCAATTTTCAATTGCAAAATATGCATCAATATTGGCCACTACCAAACTTTTGATTTCACTTACAGATGCAGTAGAGTTACTGGCACGGATAACCTTGATAGTTGCTTGCAACTGTTCTGCTGCTTTGGCACCAAACAATGGTTTGAATACCACAGAGTTGATGATCATGTTGTCGGAAATCATTTTGTAATCTTGCAGTCCAGCATACTCTGTGGTCAGCGTGTCTATAGACGGTGGCGCAGGTTCTGGTATAGACCCTGTTGAGTCTAAAATATAGTTTCGATATGCTGCATAATATGCACTGGTTACTACATATATATCGATGATGTTGGTTGATCCTGGATCAATGCGGTTAGTAAGAGGACTATTGTGTCTATATTGGAAATACAGATCTTGACGTCCCACTCGGGTTATGTATTCAGTTGTTGGCACCAGTATTCTTGTTCCTGTGGCTGTTGCTGTCAGTACATAAAATGCTGGATCGGTGGTGTATGAGTTGCTTGTGGTATTGAACACACCATAGGCATAAAATACCTGGCCTGGTATATATTGTGCTTTGTACAATTCAATTTCATCAAGAGTTGCATATTGATCATTGACCACGCCTTTGTTGATCAGCAAGTATCTTTCGAGATTGTCAATGTCTACAATTCGTTGGAAAAACACTTGTTTGGTTGTGGAGTCAATATTGGGTGCAACGATTGTGTCGAAAAAATCCGGATCGTCTGGAACGCCGTCTGAATCTCTATCTTGCCATGTTACCAAGACCTGATAGTCGTCTACATAACCATCGGGCTGCACAGGTTGGTCAATAATGCGCATGGAAACATCACTTTCCAATGGCAGGTTCGAATCTGGTCTGCTGTTTGTTTTTAACACTCGCACAAAGTCGCGAATGGTTGTGCCAGTTCGACTGTCATAAATTTGTTCGTCGCCGTAAAAGAAGAATCGTGTTTGAATCACACTGCCAAAATAGTAATTCAAAGACCGAATGGTCACTGTGTATGATTCACCGTCGGTGACAAATTGCAAAAACCAACTGGCGTCTAGATTTGCTCCAGATGTATCGCCTTCGTAAGCTGGACTCCAGTCTGCGTCAATGTCAATATTGGTAGAAGTAATCAAGTACCACTCATTGGTCAAATTGTCGTAGCCGAGGCCAAAATTTCGATACAGTTCGATCTGTGCCAATGCACTGTTGCGCACCTCTGTTCCCAAGTCAGTGCTAAACAATGGAATAACTTGAGTACACACTGCACCGGTTGGCACATAGTTGTTGAGCACCACAGGACCCAATCCATTGCTAAAATTGCCCAGGCCTTGATTTGTTCCGTCAATGTATATTGCTTGGGCAGCGGCCCAAATTGTTAATTTTTCGTCAGCACGGGTAGGTACACCTAGCACCAATCGGTTGTTGGCGTCAAAATAGTATCCAGTGGGTGGCACAAATTTGATCAAGCTGCCAACTTTTACGTATTTCATGTTGTTGCTGGCGTAGATACCAAGCGACACAGGTGTGCCAGCTGGATTTTTAAAATAGCCGGTGGTTTCGTTTGCCAATGTTGTGCTTTGATTCCATGTCACTCCGAGTGCAGACAACAACGGTCTTGGATAATTGGCATAGTAAAATTGTGTGGCAGCATTGTCGGTCAATCGTGATTCAACTCGATTGGTAATGACATCACTGATGTCATTGGTGGTTAACCAGGTGAACAAAAATGTTGGCAACACATTGCTTTCATACAAAGCACCGTCGCTACCAAATGTGTTGGTAGAAGAATATTTGCCGGTGTTGTCAACCAGGTCAAGATATCTACTGGTACCAATTGACGCACGGTTCAGTGCCTTGCTTTTGATAATTGAGTTGTAGGCTGTGAATGGAAAGTTGTTGTAATCTTCCCCGTTGACCATGCGGTTTTGTGTGTAGTATCGAGCAGGAGCACGTTGCTTTATTTCATTGATTGTTTCTCTAGCCAGAGCATTGCTCACTGGTTCTGTAATACCACAGGTCAAGGTGAGTGTTTCCAGTTGTCCACTACGACTGACATAACTGATACTCAAAATCACGTTTTGCATTTCTTCTGGATTGATAATGTACTGCAACCCATTGCTTGCACGAACATAAGAACGGAATTGTCCAACTGGAATCTCAGAAAACACACCATCGCCAAAGTTCATGGTGATTTGATCATTTGCTCTGCTGGTGACTGAATACAAAGGACGCAACGAGGCCTGTTGCTCAACTGCGGCAGTATACACACTTTCAACAAATACCCACTCTCGAGCAACATTGCCCACGTTGTCCAATTGATACAACCAACGATCAGTGTTGTTGATGCCTTCAATGTTGATGTTTACTGCCCGGTTGGCAATGCGTTCTGGCAAGTTGAAATCTTGATTTTGCAAAACACCTTGCTTGAACAACAAGAAGAATCCTGTGTTGGCACTTGCAAACCCCAACTGATCATTACGAAACAAGAAATTAAATTGTCCGTTGGGTCGCGGACTAGGCTCGTACACATAATCGCGGCCACTGGCAGTGCTACTGACAGCTTCAAATGGCATGTTGATTCCGTCGATCACTGCGCTGTATGGCAACACAGGCAAAAAGCCTGGCAACAGGTTAACGGTATACTCGTCTGTGCGAATTCCTTGAATTGTGGTTCTGTTGCCGGGGCGGCCAATGCGTTGAGTGTTTAGCAGTGCAGCATTGATGATGGCAGTGAACTGTTCTTGCCAATCAAAATTGGTTGGATCTGCCCAGTTCACCGTGATGTTGGCCAAGTTAATGCCGTTGTAGTCTACAATATTTTCTGTAGTTTGAATTGAAAATACTTTGAGATAGCCCGATGATTCGGTGTTGCGCTTGGGGGTATATCCCACCAGGTTGGCCAGTTTGACCACGCTGTCACGCCGCTCAGCAGTGTCTAGATAGTTTTCACGAGTGTTTAGATCTGTACGAAATGCCAGGGCCTGACCCATAAATGCCATGACATCCAGCAAGGCAATAAATTCACTTGACTCAATGTAGTCGTTGAATGTTTCTGGGTAGTATAATCGTAGATAATCTACAAAACTTTTGCGCAAAGTCTCAAAGTCATAACTTTGGAAGTCGGCTTCGCGGTAGGTCTGGTAGATTCTTTTCCAATCCTCTACACCAAATACCGTGGTTTGTCTAGTAGTTTTTGCCATAATAATCCATCTTGTAGATTATTTATGGCAAAAATAAACCACCCAGTTTATGTTTAGGTGTAGCTGGCAGTGCGAGTCTGCTGGTCAAAATACAGTGTCAAGAACTCGGTGGTTTGCCCAGGCACCATCATCAATGCTAACTGAATCAATATACCGTTGTCTTGCGGAAACATTTCAGCTGATTGAATATAAATTCTTGGATCCAGGCTGGCCACACGATTTATTTCTGCTAGAATAGCACGTTCAGTATCTTGGGTTTGATTTTCAAACAAATAACTCCAGATCACAGTTCCGTATCCGGGACGGCCGACCACCTGGCCCTGTTGTATGTTAAATGCGTTCAACAGATCTCGCTTGACCAATTCAAAATCCACCAGTGTGAATTTTTTTGATTGCCCAATTGTGTTAAATCCTACAAATGTTGTCATGTTTGTATTTACTCAATTGCTTAGGCTGCGCGAACCGGCGGTAACCCCAACCGTGCTCTAATAACTGGGTCATCGCCGGTATATGGAGGCGCTTTGGGATCCCCCAGTGCATTAATTTTACTATCAATGTTTGCTGCTGTTAGGCCGCCAGTCAAGCCAGATATAGCGCCGGCTCCAGGTAAGTTGGCCAATGCACCTGCTCCGGTCACAGTGCCCAGAGCACCCGAGGCTTTAGACAACAGGCCCTGAGCATCGAGGCTCCCACTCAGTGCAGACTTGGCCTTGCTGGCAGCGTCGGTTAATGCAGAAGTGTCAACGGCTTGAGGACTGAAATTAGGCAACGGTATTTTATCACTGCCAATCAACTTAGAAGTGGCTGCGTTCAGTGTAGATCTATCAACTGTTCCTTTGAAACCTGCAGCAGGGACGATTCCTGCCACAGCAGCCGGCAGTTTGAAGTCGCTAAAATTCACTGCAAACTGACCTTGTTTGGCCAGTGAATCCATCTGAGTTTTCAACCCTGACGTCAGATTGCTGCCAGCACCGGATACTCCAGATATTGCTCCCGACACTCCACTGGCCAACGAGCCTGCTGCGCCGGATATTGCATCAGTTGCAGATGTTGTGCCTTTGGCCCAGGACACTGCATTGCCAACTCCAAATTTACTGGCATTGGCCAATAACCCACCAAGCTCAGCTGTGCCTCGGTTGGCCAAACTTGATACATTTGGTAATCCACTGGTTATGCTACCGAGAGCACTAGACGCTCCGCCGAACGCACCGGTTGCACTGCCAACTGCTCCACTGATTGTACCGGTTATTCCACCAAGGGCACCGGTTACTCCGCTGAGTGGCCCAGAAAGATTTGAAAGGCTGTCACCGGCCAGGCTACTCAGTGCCTTGGGTGCCGCCACCAGCCCGGCTGATGCTGATATCAAATTCTTTCCTGCATTGGCGGCAGCATCGTACAGTTGTCCTGTTGGCTTTTTTAAATCAGTACCGGGTGTTACTATTTCCCCAGTTTTGACCAAGGTGTCAAAACTGGATTTCATTAGCCCAAATTGAATTTTATCTTGCAGTGGGGGATTCTTCAACAAATCTGTCACGGCTGCTACACCGTCTTTGCCGGTCCAGACACTGGGACTTTTTAATACATCCATTGGTCTAATCATTGTGTTTGTCCTAGAAATCTAGCAGTGGTACCGCACTTTAGGTATCCAGCGTCTTCTAATTGTTGCACACTTAGACCGTATTTGCCAACACCAAGTTCGTCGGTTGCTACATCAGCTGGCTGGCATACACTGGCTGCTACCGCTGCCATCACAGCCTGTACTTGTGTGGTTGACAGTGGACCAATTGATTCTGTCACTGTTGATTGATCCACATAATCTGCTGTGGTTATGCCGTTGTTGATTGGTACGTCTGTCAACAAGGGCAAAGACGACACAATTATTGTATTGTTCAAGCCAGTATTGTTGGTTACACCAGTGGATCCAATGCCGCCACCTTTGTAAATTGCCAACAGTGGTACATCTGGAACACCAGCTGTTCCACGTGAGAGCCTTGACTGGCTAAATTCAATCACTGTGTCGGCAAGTGACTGCAACTGATCCCCAGATCTCAGTCCAACAAATGCACCAGCAGCCAGTTGTTCAAGATAAATTTTTTCTGCTTGTGCCAGGGTTGAACCAGCAGGTCCTTCGAGTGTGAACAACTGCCCGTTTGGCAACACAAATGTAAATTTAGCCATTGGCATCTCCGGTTACTGTGCCTGACCAACCCGAAGGCACAGACGGAGTATTGGGCGGAGTAGTTGGTTGTCCTTCTTCCATGGCCACTTCCACGCTGACACCTTGATTGTGAAATGGCCATGGTTCGTGTGTGGGTGCTCGTGTCACAATGCTTTCTAATCCAGTGGCTGCAATTTGCCAGCCGGTGGCATTGTTGAATTCTGTGTTGGGCATTACACGTTTTTCCAATTTGACAGGTGCTGCAACTGATTCGGCTGAGCCGCCATTAAGATCAATACCGCCTGCTTGCAGTACCATGGCGCCGCCGGCGTTCCAGGACCCCTTGTTGCTGACCATTGCGAGACTGCCATCTGCTAATACTCCAATACGAGCTTTGCTGTAAAAAGTCATTTCGTCATTGCTGAACACAGTTAACTTTTTTTCAGTTTCCAGCGTGGTACCTGCCATGCTTTTCATGTTGATGGTTTTGCCGGCAAACATGTTGATATCTTCGTCTGCATGCAAATTGATTGTGCCTTGTGTTCTCACATTGACTGAGTTTGTGGCATATACATCTAAGGTGCCTTCTTGTCCAAACTCCAGCCATGTTTGTCCATTGGCATGAATGATATAGAAAAAATTGCCATCGTCGCTCATGGTGATCTGGTGTCCGCCAGCGGTGCGAATTCTTACTAAATTATCTTTCCCTTCAAGATCGCCATCATCCAATACAATACTATGGCCGCCTCGACGACCGACCACATTTACGTCTGTGGCAGTGATAGATCCGGCGGCAATGCGTTTTTTAATGTCAGACTCACTGATGCCACCTTGATACACTGCACGACCCGGAGTACTCAGTCCAAAGACACCGCTGGGACTTTCTCGTTGACTGGTTGAACTGATTGGTCCTCGCTGAACGTCTGCCAAGGTACCTTGTTGAAACATTTCTGCTGTTACAAAACTGTGTACTGGTTTAGGTTGTTTGAAAAACTGCGGGTTGTCATCAATCTTGGAATTTTCCGGATTGATTTCTGTCACTGGCAACACAGTGGCGCCTTTGTAATAGCTTTTTTGATCACTGTTTTGCAAATCAAATGCAGAGCTTGCACCAATTGCTGGAATCATGTGAGTCATGCCTTGGTCCGGAATACAGCCAATGTAATATCCCAAGTTAGGGTCTCCGCTGGCAAACACACACAACACGCTCACACCCAGGTCTGGAGGAGTAAACCACATGCCGTAGCTTTGTGGATTGCCGCCAATGTAGCCGCCCACACTGTTAGTGTCGCCTTTGTTGCCGGGACTGCGTGGTGTTGCTCCGTAGAATGAAGGACAGTAACTCACTGTGCGCCACAATGTTTTATCTTCTGGATCTGTACCGGCAAACTGTTCAATGTACACTTGTAATCGGCCTTGTCTTGTGGGGTCAACGTTGTTTTTGACCACTCCAACAAAGGGTCCAAAAGCCGCAGTTGTGCCGCCACGATCAAGTTTGTAGTTTGGTGCAACTCCACTGTTTCTAATGATATTGTCTGACATTATGGTTCTCTGTTCATTATTTGATTTACTGGAGGAATAGTTGTAAATGCAGCAGCATCATCATCGGCTGCTATTTGTTCTTGACGTATAGCCGCATCTTCCGCTGCCAACACTCCGTACGGATCAGTTGGAGGTCGGCGCAGGCTTGCAAATGCTTCTGCATCCCCTTGTGCTGCTGCATCCGCAGCTATGGCAGCATCTTCAGCTGCCAACACTCCATAAGGATCAGTTGGAGGGACAGTTTTAAATGCGGCAGCATCATTGGCAGCCACTGCTGCTTCTGCTATGGCTGCGTCTTCTGCTGCAAATATTTCGTTTCTTTGTGCATCGGTCATGACGTTGGGTGGTCGTACCTGGCCAGCAGCTATGGCATTGTCAATTCTGCGAACATCTGCTTGAGAGGCGCTTTCAGCACGCTGAGTATTGTTGTTTTTGCCAGCAGCAGCGGCAGCAGTAGCTGGATCCAATAAATCAATAAAAGTTCCTTTGATGTCTTGTTCAAATCTACCTTTGCTGAATCTACTAACAACTTGCGTAGTTTTGTATGTATACACCGCTGAGGCTGTACCTGTTTTGTTGGGGTTGGCTAGGCCGGTGCCTGTTAGATCATAGTCAACTCCAGGATTCCATTGTATATCAAAAATAATTTCCTGAGCGTCAAAATTGATTCCGCCATCGGGATTGAACGGATTAAAATTAAAGTTGAGTGAGCTGATGCCGGTAGCAGCTTCTCCTTGCTGTAGCCAGGCCGGATCGCCTACAATGTTCAACTCACAGTTGGCAATGTCTGACCTGCTGTACAAGTAATCCGCTGCTGATGCACCTATTGAGTTTGTTCGGCCGTCGGCTCCCTGACTGCCGCTGTCTGCCACAGCCGCTTGATATTCACGAGGAGGTGTTTCTCTGTTGTTTGCAATTCGTGTGGCAGTCAACAACTGAGGACTGGTAAATGTTGTGTGGTATAATTTGTTAAAACTTTGTTCGAATCTCAACACCTGAGTGTTTTGTCCTGTGAACCAGTATTTGTAGCTCTTGTGTCGGCCGCGCAAGGTTGCGTTTGAAAAATATTCACTTTCCATACTGTTTATAGGATACGCAGAAATCACATATGTGATGTTGTAAGCATAGTCATTGCGTTTTTTGTCCAGCTTGATTGGAGTGGTCTGCACTGAAATTTTGTACCAGACCAAATTTCCCAGTGGTTTTTGTGGTTTTGGTTTTTGCGTTGGTTCATCAATTATGGCAGATGCTTGATCAGCAATATAGGTGCTGTTTTTTAATATTTCATCCAGAATAACCACAATCGGTGTGCCGGCTTTGGCGTCAAAAGTTCTCACATCATAATCAGCAGAGTTGGTGTTAGGATTGACCTTGTCTGACGGGCTTTTTGACTGTTGCATAGGCACCTTGGCCTTGTTGGGCTTGCCGCCCTTGGTAACACGGGCATCTCCCAGGCCAGCAGGTGCAAATTCTATGCTGTAGTGATTGGCCACTTCCCAAATTCCAGCACTCACAAGGTCAGCTTCTTGTTTGTTCAATGCAGCGATGAGACCAACTGCAATATTTTTATTCACACTGGGCGCAGCGTTGGCCTTGGGTGGTGCAGATGTAGCAGATGCAGGTTTGGTTTGGAGAGTTGAAAGATCTACTGATCTTTCAGTGGGTGTGGAGCCTCGTACCAAAATTGCTTGTTTGGCCGCCAACTCCTCTGGCGTCGATGGTAAGGGAGTCCCATTGGGTCCGCCGAATCTTTTTTTAGAAATGCGCTCTGCATCAAATAATATATTGGCCATGTATTATGCTCCTGCTCCTAAACTGTTGATGGTTCCGCCACCTACTTCTTGATTGGGTGTTCCATCAATCACGGTTGACGTCTGAGGTGTAGGTGTTGTTTGTCTGCCATCATCTGGTGATACTTCTGCCAATACTACACCTTTGGTCAGCAGGTCTTTGACTGTGGCTCCTGATATCTCAATATCAGCTTTGATCACACCTAGGTTAGAACCAAATCCTATTGAGTAAGGAATAGCTGTTGCTTTGACCTGATATTCAACCAACCTGTTGTTTACACTGAAATTGATGTCAGACAGTCTAAAAGGTATAATTTTTTCCACAACGGCATTGTTGTTGTCAGAGTCGCTGGCCTGCACAATTTTTCCATTTTGATCGTAGCCGTAAAACCGTATGATCAGTGCATAATAGGCAGCAACATAGGGAACTCCGTTCACAGATTCTTCGGTGATTTTTTTGTACACTGATTGTACTGCTTTGTACAAGTTGTCGATCAGTGTTATGCCCGAAGTTTCAGTCACAGTAAAACTCAACTCAGTGGCGTTGTGGGCTCTATTGCTGCCTTTGCCGGTTATTGTGCTTTTTATTTCTAGATTGTCAAAATAGTAATCCAATCCAAAGAATGGGTTGCGACCTGCGTTGGTTGAGTTGCTGCCAGCAAAGGTGGTTGATCTAGGATCGCTTGATCCAGTCCTTCTTCCGGACGCATCTCGAAGTTCAGGTTGTACTCCAGCAGTTCCTGCTGGAGCTCCTCCGCTTTGAATCAATAGGTTGTATTGACTCACTGTTATTTTTGATGTTTTTTGCAGGGTAGTGTACTGCTCCGGTGTCAGCAGGTACCAGCCAATGTTGTAGGTATAACTGGCATATTGATCCAACACATTGTTTTTTGGCGCAAAAGTACTTTGGCCAGCAGTGGCAGCTGATATAATTTGCTGTGTGTTTGCAGCAGTAACACCATCATCACCTTTGGTAGCCGCACCGGGTTCACCGCCTGGGCGTCCTTCTGCAAGCGGAGTGTACAGTTCTCCTGTTTCGGGATTTCGACGAGAAGTTGCCAGGGCGCCTTCTTCATTGTATATTGGCAATCCTCTGGTATTGTCGACCGATTGTGTTTCTGTTAAGGTCTTTACCGGAGGATTGGTTCCTGTTTCTGTGTTGCTGGCCAAGGTGGCAGCTTGATCCGTTGTTAATCTTCCTGTGCTGGTAGGAGCCGGTGCAGGATTCTGTGTGGCTCCGGTATCACTAGTAGCAACATCTGCGGCTGCTGTCGTTTGAGTCGGTTGTGTTTCATTTTCTTTGTCAACTACAGCTCGTGCTTCATTCAGCAGGCTTTGTTTGTCTACTGGTGCACCTTTTTCAATTGCAAGATTAATTGCATCTGATGGTAGCTCAGCTCGCGATATAGTTTTTCCAGTATCTGTATCAACGACTATGAATAAGCCTGTAGTCGATTGGCGTTTAATTTCATAGGCCATATATTAGAATCCCAACGCTGAACGCAGTGTGCTGATCTTGGGTATGTAGATCAATGTGTTGATCACAAAGTCCAAGGGTGGCTTGGTCAAGGTGTTGGGATTGCGTTGATAGAACACCCACCACAGGCCCGCATTCTCGTACAGGTCAAAGGCCAAGAGATCTGGTCTGTACTGATAGGTCTGATTGATTGTAAACGGCAGATCATCACTCTGCGCAGGTATGGGTCTGTTGACCATGACATCTAGAAAAAACTGACTGTAGCCAGTGGCTGCGTACGGACTGGTTGCGTTGTAGGTTGCCATTACCAGAATCCTCCTTTGAGTAGGTCGCCATTGGCATATTGTCGTAGGCTAAACTGTTGGCTTTGTTGCTGGCGACTTTGAACTGGCAACAGTGTTAAGGCTATTTCAATCTTGGTAGGAACATATGTGGGACTGTTTAGTCCAAAGGTGGCCGGTGCCGGTTGTGCTGTTTTTCCGCCCTTGGGCAGGCCGGCATTGGCCAGTCGGTTGATTGCGCCGCCAAACAATGGGCCCAGGATGCCACCACCCCAGGTAGTGCCAGGTGAGCGAGCATTGCCAGCTTGCCGTTGATTCAGCATGTTGCTGTTGTTGACGTTGGGACTACGAGCACGTATGTAGTCCACATCTGTTGGCAAGGTATAGGTAAATGAAGTGACCACACAAGGGTGTTCGTTGAATTGATATTCGCCCAGTCCTGTGAGATATACCAAAGGTGGCGGTGTGCCACGTTGGGCATCTTGTCCGTAGAACATCTTGGTCACTGACTTGAAAAAATGTATCACTGCCAGCAAGTAGTTGGCTTCGGTTGTGCTTTGTGCAGTGAACGGACAAGACAGAGTGACTGCGTCTACTGAACTGCTTTGGTAGTAGTAACCTTTGTAATTGGAGTGTGTGAGATCGTAACTGGAATAGTTGGCCTTGTAGGCAGTGCTGATTGCAGGTGTGTAGGGGAATATCACACCGCCTTGATCTTTAAGAGGTTGCAAGATACCAGGTGCCGGTGCTGCATACAAATAATCAGCCTGTGGTGCCAAGCGTAGCTTAACCCGCCAATCTGCATTGTTGGGATTTCTACGCTGGTTAGCAATGGTGTTTTGTGCTCGTGCCTGATCCAGTGTGGCTTGTTGTTGTGCGGCCGCTTGTTGTGCAGCCACTTGGTCAAACAGTGCCGCATCTTCGGCTGCTATCTGATCCTCACGTATGGCAGCATCTTCGGCTGCCAACACCCCGTTGGGGTCAGCTGGACCACGTGATAAATTTTCAAACGCATCAGCGTCGCCCTGAGCTGCTTGTTGTTCTGCTATGGCAGCGTCTTCGGCTGCCAATACCCCCGTAGGGTCAGTGGGCAAGGTAGTGGGAAACGCTTCGGCGTCACTGCGAGCTATTTCTTCTTGACGTATGGCCTCATCCTCAGCTGCCAGTACTCCTGTAGGATCGTTAACTGTTTCGTTCAATCGAAACGCGGCAGCGTCATCAGCAGCAATTTGTTCTTGACGTATGGCCTCATCCTCAGCTGCCAGTACTCCTGTAGGGTCAGCTGGACCACGTGATAAATTTTCAAATGCATCAGCATCGCTTTGTGCTGCTGCTTGTTCTGCTATGGCTGCATCTTCGGCTGCCAACACCCCATTGTCAGCCGGGCCACGTGATAAATTTTCAAATG